CATGGGGAAGCCGAAACTTGGTGGTATAAGGATGTTAGCCATAATTATATCAGCGATAGTGGTACAACACTGTCAAAGACTATTAGAGTTATTGGCATCAACCAAGTAGACTATTGCGCCGCTATCGATAAAAACTCATGGTATCTTTCCCAAGCACAGATTGACTGGTTTGTGAATCTTCTCGATTCCACCCCTGATGATTATTATGTGCTCGTTATTTCACACGTAGCTTTTGACAGTGATTTTACACCTGTGGATTGTAAGTTTACTGGTCCTGTAAATGCGTCAACTTACCCCGCTCTTGCTGATAAGTCTTTTATAACTAATATCATTAGAGCATGGATAAACGGCAGCACTGTTCAGGCAACTACTACTAATAGTGCAGATAATTTAGAAGTTTCTGTTAATCATACATTTGCTAATGCACATACTAATAAATTTATTGGCATACTTGCAGGCCATTCTCATAGAGATTTTGTTAGTAGGATAAATGGTGAGGAAGCTATTTACCAATTTTCACTACACTGTACAACATCTAATACTCACCAACAAGCTGGAGACCTGGGAAGAACAGGAAAGACAGGTGATTGTCTTACAGTGTTTGTCTATGATTGGTTTAAGCATAGAGTAAAGCTTATTAGGATTGGTGCTGACATTACTACTGGCATGACAAGAAGAGACTTTGATGCTATAGATTTAGTTTAAAAATGTGTAAAATTTAGGTTTAAATCTCTTATCCTACTTCTTCCATCCCTTTCTCCAACAAGATAGGGACAGGAAGAAGTAGATAAGGAAACAGGTGAAGATGTTGATGAAGAATATAAAATACTAAAAGTTATGATATATAATATTTATGTGGGAGAACCAAAAGGTCTGAGTGCTGTCGAAGCTTTAGAAAGAGCCAAGACTGATGCTATGAATCAGGTTCAGATTGGTTTTGTGAAAGGTGTTGTGCAAGGTGCTATCAATGATAGTTTGAGCAATTTAAAAGTATGGTGATAGGTAATTCCATAGAAGTTCAGCAGTAAGAACAAGAAGAATCCCCACTCTCTTAGGAGGGTGGGGAATTATTTTATTGTATTACCTTTTTCCCAGTCTGCTTAAATCAAGCCCAGATGATATTAAATTTGCCACTACATTCCTTCCAAAGTCATCTTCATTTTCCTGATGATGCCTACTGAGATATGTATTGACTACCTGACATAGCTGATGAAGCATGATATTGTTCTCATGCACCTCAGAGTATATATCTCCTAAAGCCTTAATGAGGGTGTTTTCTTGCCTTCTGGTCATTCCTATTCCTCCTTATGACCTTCTGTACCTCAGGCATTGAACTCATGGCTCTGAGGGCTTGTATGACTTCTTTCCTTGACTTGCCTACAGCATGAGCCAGCTGGTTAATTATCATATCCTGATTCATACTGCATGGTCTGACAGTGTGGTGTCCTCAAAATCTTTCTCACTGAGTGCCTCTTTTGGCTTGTAAGCCCCAGATGTACTTCCAAATGAGCTAGAACTACTAAATATGCCAGACATTAGCATGGGCCATACAGCACTACTCATGTCAAAGGTACTGCCCTCACTGTCATATATCTCCTTTGTTAAGGAGTTAAGATATACCTCAAGTGCCATTCTCCTCTGTCCTATGATATTCTTCCTTGATTGTGATAGGCCGTAGAACTCATCACTGTTGATTAACTCTACCAATTCATGCAGCTTTGCCTTTGCATCATACTGCTCTTGCTTCAGTTCTTCTATTGTCCTCATAACCTTAATGTTTAATACGTTGATGCAAAGGTAAGAAGTTTATCTTGAAAGTAAAAACAATGCCGATTGTAAGAATTGATTATAGCTTTTATAAGAGGTTAAGGCATCTACAATATACCATATATCTTTGCAGTATCAATGTAAAAGAAGGGTAGATATGTTTGATTTCAGGAAATTGGTAGTAAAATATCTTAGAGAGGTGGCTGAGAAAATAGACTCTGGTACTTCAGAGATAACTGAATCTCAGGCAATAGATGTGCTAAGAGTGATAGCACATGAGGCTATGAGTAAAGAGCAGGCTTGTGTATATTTAAATCTTTCAAGAAGCAGGTTTGATGATTTGGTTAGGGAGAGGAAAATTCCAAGAGGCCAGAAGCGGGTAGGGTTTAAAGAACTTGTTTATTATAGGGATGAATTAGAAATAGCCGCAAAAAGATTGAGAGATGAAAAGAACAAGTGATAAAAATAATTATTGTCTTTATGTCCACATTAATAAGATAAATGGAAAAATGTATGTAGGACAGACTTATAACATTAAAGAAAGGTGGAGATGTGATGGAAAGAATTATTTCAACAGTATCAAGTTCTTCAATGCCATAAAGAAATATGGTTGGAATAATTTTATTCATGAAGTTATCGAGAGTAATCTATATAAAGAAGAAGCAGATGAACTGGAAAAAGAGTTAATTGAAACTTTTGATACTATTAAAACAGGTTATAACATTAAAAGCGGAGGGGCTAGAGGAGTACTATCTCCTGAAAGTCTAAAGAAAATGGGTGATGCAGTTCATAGAGCCTTTACTGAACATCCAGAAATTAAAGAGAAAATAAGACAAAAAGCTTTAGGTAGAAAAGCTTCAGAAGAGACAAAGAGAAAACTAAGTCTTAGCAGAGTAAACACTATAGCTATAAACATAAACGGTGAAATAGGAAGTATTAGATATTGGGCTAGAAGAATTGGAATGGATCATCAGCCATTATTGCGTAGAAAGAAATTACATGGGCTTGAATATATGATAAATTATATTGAAGAAAAAATCAAAGAAAGAGAAAGTGTGGTGGAAGGATGAGCTTGATATGTGTAAGAGGATGGGCTGACAAAATATGTCAGCATACTAAACAATTGATGGGAAATATTTGGTGGTTTAAATATTAATGTTTAATTTTGCAGAAGAATATGAATACAAAGAAATCATGTAACAGTTTTGCTAAAGGTGGTAGAGTTAAGGCAAATACAACTAAAGCAGGAGTCACTAGAGACAGAAGTAGAAAGTATGGATGTGGAGGAAAACTCAAAACTAAGTAGCTATCATCAGAGTAAGTTGTTTATAGGTTTCCTCAAGATATTACCTATGCTTATGGCAGTACTGTATCTTACAAATACAATACTGTCATATTTCTATATAGAAAGTAGGACATTTTCTTATTTGTCCAGTGTAGGTGTTATACCTTGGGCTTTTATCTTAATGGCTTCCTATAGGCTTAAGTTCTGCGAGTATCATAGGATGTTTCTATGGTACATTCTGGCTAATAACCTAATTTGTTGGACTGATGAGAAATATACATTACCCATAGATAATTGGAGCTACTTCCTTTTGCATATTATTGTAGCAGGGGTATTTCTATTCTTGGTATTATATTTCCATCAGAAGTGTAGGAAGAAGCCAGAGTAGTGGAGACCAGATAAACAAGAATATAGCTTTTTCTATTGCTGTGTAGTTTTGCCAGTCTTTGGTGACTATAAGACACAGGAAAGAAAGAAGAGGAAGCATCTCCTTTATGAGTACTACTTCCTCTTCAGTTATTCTAATTAGCTCTTCAATGGAGTTAAGTTGTTGCTGGAAGATACTGTTTTCTGTCATAAAACGATATAGGCTGTTATGTTTTTATTTTCTTTCTTCTGCCTTTTGTTGTGATGCAGCTGTAGTTTATCTCTTCACTTTTATGCAATATCTTTTTGTATTCGGCATTAGCCATCTTGTCACACTCCTCATTATACTTATTGCCTGAATGACCTTTGACATGATGTAGGAACACTGTTACATACTTTTGCTGTCTGAGAGCATAGTATTTTTTAATCAGGTCAAGGTTTGCTTGAGGATTTTTGGACAGTAATGCTTTAATGCAATACTCAGAATCAGTGTTGATGGTGACAAAGGAGTTGTTAGGCAGGGAGTTCACTATACTGATGATAGCAAGCATTTCCATGCGATTATTGGTAGTGTGCATGAATCCCTTGGATTTCTTCTTAATGATCTTACCGTTGGTGTCCATAATAATATAGGCAGCTCCTCCTGGTCTCTGTGGATTGAGATTATCACATGACCCATCGTAGAAAGCTATGAACTCCTTCTTTTTATGATAAAGTTTTTGTTTCATTCTATGTAAGTGATTTAATAATAAAAAGATAAAAACTTAAAGATAGAAAAAGAAAAGACATAATAAGTCCCTAGCGGATTTTTCTTGCCAAAAAAATAATTGGCTTTGGCTTATTATCCTGAAACTTCCACTGCCCGGTCAATATTCACCTAACCCGTAGGCTTTATTCTAGACCCCGAACCCCCATTTACCCTGTACCTTTTATTTCATCATAGCTTGGCGGGGAACAGTTTTATAATCAGGAAATTTTCGACCTATTGGGGTTAAGCAATCCTGTATCTCAGAGATTATGTTTCCTCATGTGAGGTATCTCTTACAACCCAACTTCTGACCCATACTGTCTACTTCCTATTCTCAACAGCGGTGGGTGTACATGGGACTATGACTCCCATGGGTCTTGAATAACTGGCAATAAAAAGCCAGTAAACGAAAAAATTGCAGTCCTAATGTGACGCACAGACTGCAATTATTCCCATTTACTGGTATGGTTGTCGGAGAATCTCCGTACAATTTCAATTTGTCCTTGCAGTTTGCGTCACTAAACTACAATGCAAAGGTACGAAATTTATAACTAACTGCCAAATAATTTATTGGGAAATAATGTTAAAGTTTAATAATTCTGAATTTAACTTAATTTTAGATTTATATATGCTATAGAAATGTATAGATTCCATAGGGTTTTTATGCACAAAACTATATAGGGTTTTGTGTTAAAAAATATATATTGTTTTGTGGGTTCGGTTATATTGTTTATTTTTGCAGTTGACTGTTGAAGGACAGCAGTTGTTGGAAAGCGTTTGGCTCTATCCTGTGCTATTCGGTTTCTGAGGAGTAATAACTAAAAAATTAAAGGCATGTTGCATTTATTATTGTCTCGTTCTTCTGATCCTGTTGGTATGCAAGTCTTGGTTGGTTTGCTTTCGGCATTGTTGTTTTGGTTATTGATGACTTTATTTAGAAAAAATAAGAAGTAATGACTTTTTTAGAAGCTATTGGAGCACTTACCCTTATAGGAGGAGCTTTTTATTTTTTATTAGAACATTGGAACAAACAAGATAAAGAAGTCAGATTTTTCCGATGGATACTAGACAATGACCCTATTGCAAGGGAAGAGTTTACTCAAAAATATAGTAGATTCAAATCTGGAGTGTCAGATTATGAGTATAATAAAGCCCTTCGGGAGTTTTTTACGGAAGAGAAATTGGAAGAAATAAATCGAAGGTTTGAAGAAAAAGAGGGTACACCTAAATGATGTACCCTCCCGTTCACATTATATACAGTTTTAAAGCTGTATGGGATTAGTCATTCTGCTCAAAGACAGAGAACATACTATCGTCAAAATCTATTGCTTTTCTAATTTGTCCAAATGCAGGAACACTTAGGTATAAATCTCTCTGCCACTCTGACCATCCTTGGTATCTACCAGTCTGAATCTCATCAAAGGCGTTCCAGAACTGAATAACCTTGCTTATTTTCTCAAAGGTGTTGATAGAAGCAGCAGGAGACTGAAGCAGGGTGAAAATGTTACTGAAGAACCCCTCATTGACAGGCATTGATGCTCCTACTTCAAGATGCATACGTCTGATTTGGTAGAGAGCCATCTTGTCAAGCCAGCTTCTGTCTCTATCCTTGACCCTGCCTCCAAGTCTCACCAGTACCATGAGTATCAAGAACTCTGATACTTCCGCAGTAGCTCTTCTAAGGTTGGCCTTCTCATGCTCACTAAGTACATTATAGTATTTAAGTGTCATCGTTTTGGCCTTTATTGACTCCTTCCACATTTGGCTGAGTGTCTTAACTACAGTAGTATAATAGCCTTCCCTCCATTGTTCAAGGTCTGCATCATAATGTGCTCTTGCAAATCTTCGCATATAATGTGCAGGCATCCATTGACGGAACTGCATGACTAACCTGCCTATTGCTTTCTTATGAATAGCACCCTTGTCATTGGCAGAAAATGCACCATTAAGAGAGTCATTTATCTTGCGGACTTTTCTTTTCTGACGCATGATATACCTTTGAGTGGTATTGTCTTTGAGGTCTTTAAGTATAACTTGTTCAGTCTTTATCTTACCGTCCTCATCCCTAACAGGTCTACCATAATTCTTATTAGTTTTTGCATTACCAGTATTATCAATCCGCTCTCTTTCATAGGAAAGTCCTTCTTTGAGTACCAGTTTGGTAATACCATTGACCTCCTTGACTTCCAAAGCATCATATAGGCTAATCTTTTCCCCAGTCTTGGTATCAGTTAGCTTGACATTGTTGAGAATGGCCAGCATAGTCTGGCAGTGCAGGATATGCTCACCAGCATTCATGCCAATATATGCAAGCACACCATTACCAAGGATTCTTGATACAGCACTCTTGCTAAAGCTTGGATCTCTAAGAGATTCGTAGTAATCACCCATTGGGTCAAACATCTGAATCAGCAGACTTAACTTGTTTTTCTTTACAGGAGAGTTCATCTCAGCCAAGCAACCAGGCATCAGGGTACTATATTGGGTAACAGCCTTTGCATAATCCTTGAAGGTGAAGTACTCTCCACCAGCAGCTTCAATCCATTGCTGAAGTTTACCTACAGCAAGGTTTGAGATGGTTGAGAACACATTGAATCCAAGTCCTAACAAGCCTGTATAGTCTTTGATGGCATCCAGTGTCTTGGCTGTATCAAGATTAACTCCAAGTAGCTCTATTGAACCTTCATCATTTTTTCTTTCTTCATAGACTACAGAATCCATATAGTCATCAATTCTGCCTGCTATGTTGGTTCCATTACCAGCCCTTTCCACATAAGCCTTATATATCTTTCCAAGGGCGGTGAACCTTGACATGACAGAGTGCTGGCCTTCATTCTCCAAGACAGACCTTTCTCTGATATAACTTCTTCCTACCTCCAAGATGTCAACTACCTGATTCATCTTTTCATAGTTGACAGCCATAGCAGAATATGCTACTATAGTGCCTGAGAAGTCTGTAGACAGCATTTTCTTGTCTTTCAGTGGTCTTGTATAGTAGATAGGCAGACGCTGTATCCTGTGATTCGCAAAGTCTGTTTCCACAATAGCAAAATTTTCTGAGGCAATTGCTTCCAGTACATCCTCAGTAGTTTTATTGATGTCATCCTTGTTCTTGCTGATAATCCTTCTGATTTTCCTTATGTCAACTACTGCAAGAATATCCTCATCTGTAGCATCATTAAGATACATTAGAATTCTCTCTGCTGCCTGCTCAGGATCTTTCTCACTCTCTATGATATTACGGATGTCCTCCTTGTAGTTCTCCCCTGTACCAAAGCCAATGTCATCAGGTCTGCGAAGGAACTTCTTTTTGTAGTTTTCAAGAGTAGCTTTCAGAGGATTGCCTGTACTATTGTCAAGTATCCCCTCAACCATATCCTTGCTGATGTTGACTGCCTTATAGATACCCTGTCCCCTATGAGGAATCTTGGTCATCATAGTTCTCTTGAGATTCATCATCTCCTCATAGTATTCCCTCTGTGCAGAAGCCAGTTTTTCTATTCTGTCTGCATTTTTAGTAAATACTTTAGGATTAGGGACCATTTCAAATATAGCTTCTGGATATACATTTTGTGCCTTTTTAATGCCATGTTCATTTGCATAGGCATTGACTTCTGGGTCTACAAATACCTCAATCAGTCTTGAATTATTATTCGCATCTGCACTACGTTTCCATTTGCTCAGTCCTTCTCTAATGTACTTTTGTTTATTGTTTTCAAGACTTTCTTTTTTCCGATCTGAAAAGTGTTCCCAGTTATCTTCAAGCTCTTCTTTTTTCTTTCTATATGCCTCATTATATCCTTCCCAATCATACTGGCTAATAAGTCTGCCTGTAGGAACTCCATCCTTGTCTAGTTCATACATGAAGTCAGAAGAATAACCTGCATCACGGAGTTTCTTGTCAATTGCTGCAATCTTAGCATTCCATTCAATCATCTCCATATCACGTTCATACTGCTGATTCTTTACTATCTGGTCAAAAATAGTTAACATAGCATCGTCAGCATCACTCATAGCAGAGAGCCATCTGTCCACAAAGTTAATATCCCTGTCAGCATGGTCTAGAATTTCATTGAGTGACATTACCTCTTCCCTTTTACTACCTATGTCTCTTGTTCTATCCTCTTTATAGACAGTTCTTGAGGCATTGTAGAGAATATTTCTCTCAGTAGCTTGTTTCCAGTCTGTAAGCTTGTTTAGGGCCTTCAAACAGTCATTGGCAGTATTGGCTAAGACTTTTCCTGATTGTTCATCAATGCCCAGTTCTGTAGTATTGGACTCTTCATCAAAAGTAGCTATAGCACTGATGACATCTGCATATCCCTCTACAAAAGTATCAATTTCCCTTGCAACCTTGGCAATTTCATTGATAACTTTTATATCAGTCATTAATCCTCCCTCTTCATTTCTGTTGGCTCTACGCATATCTTTAGAGATAATTTCTATCTGTCGTACAGCATCTCCAAGAAATATTCTGACAGATTCATAAGGGTCACCTACTTCCAGCCCTTCTTGCCTACCAAAAGTATCCCTCATTTTCTGAATAACCTTGGTAGCATTCTGTGCCCTGTCTTTGTTTCCTTTAGCTCTTTCGGACCTGAGCATTCTAGCGACAATCTCTTCACCTTTGGTAGCTACTTTTTCCAGACTGTTATACTCCTCACGGAGCTTATACAATTGTTCTGCATTAAGGATGCTCCTTTTATCTACTAAAGGTACTGCTTCCCCAGAAGATATAATATTATAGATTCCTTCAACAGCCTCATGTGCATTCAGTCTTGCCTGAGCCAGCTGCTCATTGCTGACTCTGGAGAACAGGTTCTTTACCCAGCTCCATATTCTTGAAAGCAATGGTCTCTTTGGTTGGATGACAGGTTGGCTGATAGTTCCCTGACCAGTGATATACTGTGCAAGGAGTTTACCAGCAGCTTCTTTCTTTAGCTTAAGACTATCTCCATCATACATCTGAGAGTATTTATCATAGCTGTCTCCAAGAATTTCCTGAATCTGAGTATCATTCAGAGTGTTAAGAAGTCTTTGAGCCAAAGGATGGTTAATCAGACCTTCAATCATTAGGTGACTGAACTCTTCTGGAAGTGCCTCTTCACCTCTCTGTCCTTTTGCAATGTTGATAATGCTAATAAGCCCGTCATGGAGAGCAGCTTCTTCTGGATTGAAGAGTCCATCATACCTTGGATTGGAAACCCATTCCACATTGAATCCCATAGACCTTAGAAGATCAATAATCTCACCAGTCAGGGCATTATTATACGACTGTGTTCTTGCTGCCTGAATGGTCTGAGCATTTCTTGGGGACACATTAATCTCATAACCACCATCAACCTTGTGCGTGGAGGCTATGAATTTCTGTTCCTTGGAGTTGAAAAGGTTCATCTTACTAACAGCAGACTCTGCATTCTCAAATACAGTGTCTGTAAAGCCATAGTCCCTTGCTGCTTCGTCAGCATCTTTTTGGGTGTCATATACTTCCTGAAGACCCAAGGCTTTGATGAGAGAGGGGAATGTTACTTCCCCTAACTCATCATAGTCAACATTATTCTTGTACTCAGCCTTGAACTCAGGAGTCTTTGTATATGCCCACATCTTCCAGGCAGTATCATTGTCCTTTACTGCCTTCTTGATGTCCTTGAACAGCCTGCTATCCTTTTCTTCAATCTCTTTCCCATTCCTTTTGAATACTACGGGAGATAACCTACATGAATTTGCCATATATTATCCTTTAAAACAACTATTTTGATTCTTAAAAATTTCATTAATCTTATCCATCAGTCCCTGCCTGTTTTCTTGTTCAGCTTCCAACATTGCATTGAAGGCTTTTGCAAATTCAGAGTTATCATCAGCTTTTTCCAGTGCATGTTTCAAGGCTACTCTATACTTAGCACCTTCTTTTCCTGCCTGAGAACCTTTTAAGTTCCTGATTACAGGTAAGATAAAAGTATTCCACTTATATGTGAAAGACCTTTCAGCTTCACTTCCATCGGAAGGAGTAGAATTACCAGCTGACTGTTCCTGCTCATCCTTGCTCTGTCCTTCAGTAGTTATTTCCTCATCCATATCATCAGCAGAGTTACTGCGGATGTCTTCAAAGTATGAGGTTTCAATGCTGCTGTTGGCATCATACTCAATGAAATTGTTGGTAAGACCAAGCCTGTTGGACTTTCTGTACCTTACCTTGGTCATTCCAGCTTCTGTGAATTGTTTTTCACCTCCAACCTCTACCAGTTCATACAGTTCTTGGGTCAGACTATTACCATTCTTCCTGATAACTGTAATAAACTCATAGGGATTAGAGTCTCCAAGCATTATACGAGATAGCTTATATTCTTCCTCTACAGGTGCTCCAAATTCAATGTCTCCTGTTTCAGAGTCAACAGAAAGTAATGTTTTGTCCTGAAAATCTATGCTTGGAACCAGCTGCCTGTTGTTTGCATGGTTTCTTACAAACTGATTACAGAACTGTCTGATTGCAGACATATTATCAGAGCCATTCATTAAGAAGTTGTCCAAGTCTTTCAAATTCCTTAAACCTACAATATAGTTTTGGAAGCCTTTCTTTTCATTATAATTGGCATTGTATCTTACTACGACAGAGGCTAAAGGCATCATGGTCTTCGGACTAAAAGTAAAGCCGTTCCTCATTAGGTTGTAGAAGAATAAGTCAATACCAAATCCACGGATTCTTTCATTATCTTCTTTTGAAAGATTGGGGTCATCCATAGTAATGAGGTCACTCCATGCATTTCTAATCTTCTGTTGACCATCTGCATTAAGCTGAGAGTTGTTGAATATCAAAGTATCCACAGCAAGGAACTCATCAGCACTGCGTACTCTCAGACAGTTATTGCCAAGACCTTGGTCAAGAATCATATTAGGCCTTCTGCCTTTAATCTTCAGTATGGCTTGGAAATCTGTAATAAGCCCTTTAATTAGTCGGTCTAAATGTCTAAATTCTTGTTTAGGATCAGGATCTCTTGCAGGTATAGTGGGACTGTAATTGTCATCCTGATAGGTCATCAGATAATATAGATACTCGTTGAGCAGCTGGTTATATAGCTTGCTGTTCAGTTTCTTACCACCAAGGAAGTTATCCTTGAAATACTGTCTTACATTCTGGAACCCTGCAAAATAATGCGGGAAGAAATTCCTGAATATCTTTTCTGAAGCACCATCGTGACCAACAGTAGTCTCAAAGAAAGCACTGAGTATTGGGTCATTGGAAATAATTTCAGCAGGGTCAGTGAATCCCATAGGGTCATTATCACTGTCAGGAATATAGAATACATTCTTTTCAGCATTCTCCGAACTTGTGAACTTATCTACTCTGTCAAGGTCTTCCATTGTATCAGCAATAGTCGGGCCTACAGCATTGGATACAGAGTTGAACTTTGTACAGAAAGTTAATTCTGACAGGTCATGCGCTATCTGATAGAGCCTGTAGAAACCTTGAAGAACCCTCTTCTGGAAGTTGTCTTCTTCTCCATCATAGTCAGTATCATTCAGATGCTCCACAAAGTTCTCTTTGCTGAGTGTACCATCCTTAATACCTTCTGTGCTCTGCAAATCCTTCTTCTTCATTCCCAACATGGAAGCCAGCTCCTCAATGGCAGTATCACCTTTGTAAAAACCATCTGTGCTGTTCTTGAAATAAAGGTCAGAGAGTTGCATGATGACAGGCTGAGAGAGAAACAGTCCAATAGATGCTGTGTCAAAACCAAGTCTTGCCAGTACCATAGCCACACCTCCAGTGAAGGTGTTGACATTCAAGTCAGAGAGTACAGGGTCTTTGGCAGTATCAACAGAAGCAGCCAAGAAGGATGCTATGGTCTTACTGATAAGTTGCCCATTAAATCCTTTTTGAGGATCAAGGACAGTTGGGTTGTCAGCATCACCAATCATTATACCATCAAAGCTAAAGGCATTATCATTCTGTCCCTTCTGGAGGTCTATACCAACCTTTTGGAAAGACATGAATGCATGGCTGACATTATGGTTGGCAAAGATACCTACCATCTGAGAACCCTGCATATTCTGACGCTGGAAGTAGATTTTGCTGGATGGCAGGGTAGTATTATGCTGCTCTGCATTCTCCAGCAATCCATCCAAGTCATCAATGTCCATGTCTGAGAGTTCTTTCCAAGTCCAAGGACTTTCTGTCTCAGGATTAATAATACCACCTTTCAGAATTCTGATAATTCTTCCAACCTTCTTCTGGTCATTGAAGTTACCTGGGTTCAGCATCTTGGAGGCAGTATCCTCATTGGTTAAGACGGCCCATTGTAGGTCAAGGAGTCTATTGTTTCTTGCCTCTCTTGCCTCTCTTCTATTCTCAGGAATATCATCCTTATCATAGATATATTCGTGGAATGTTGCCTTAAGAAGATAATCTTTGTACCAATCAATGAATTTCTTTACAGCCCCAAAACGATTATCTCTTGTAATTCCAGTTGTCCAAGAAGTCATTGTATCACCTTCCATGATTTTTACTCCATTCTGCATTACTTGTCTTACAAACTTTTTCAGTTGCTCAACAGTAAGAGCCTGAGGTTCTCCGAGGTGCTCATTTGCATATTTCTGTGCAATGGCCAGGAATTCCCTCTCATCTTGTTTGTCTTTGAATACATTGAAAGATTTCATCATAATATACATCTTATCAATATCAAAGTCAGAACCAGTAAGGTAAGTGATTTCCTGTGGCATCATAATAACTTGACCGGCAGCTTTTGGTACAAAGCCCATAATCTTCAGAGGAAGCATTGAATACTTATCCTCAGTAGGAATACGGTAGCCTATAACCTCGGACATAGCTTTCCAGACCTCTTTAGGAAGTTTTTGTTGGACTTCCTCTATAGACATTATAGAACCATCATCCTTGGTTATAAGTCTTTCCAGAGTAGCATTAGGCACAGGCATATAGCATTCAAAGTATGCTATCCCTGCCTGCTTGTCTTTGAGATACTGCTTATATGCTTTGACATCTCCACCATATTCTTCCAGTGTTGGGAGGATATTGCCTTCTTTATCTTTGAATCGGATGTGAAGATTTCTGTCATAGGCAGTAGTCTGGACTACAGGTCCACCAGTGATTCTTTGCTTGTTAATGCTCTTCTTAATGATAGAGTTGATGAGTTCCTGTATTCTCCTTGACTGAATTGGGTCCATCAAAGGTACAGCAAAATCAATCACGTTACCATTACTATCATACTGGAGAGCACATGCTCTACGCATATCAAGACCATACTTGGCATCCTTGGAGAGTTCTTTCTGAAGCAAAAATTCCAGATTTTTATAAACCTGATTTCTGTCTTCAGTAGGTAATTCATCAATGGTTTCAAGCTTGACTTCACCATTTTTAGAAAGTTTGTCAAGACCTAACTCCTCCATTAAGTCATCAAAAGATTCTCTGATATTCTGAGCATGAAGATTTTTGTACTCATCAACAAGTTCTTTATCTGACATCTTTTTCCAATTGACATCAAATTCTGTACCAGGAGTAATATCAGAGATACCAAGAATCCTTATCTGAGAACCATAGAGCTGTTGATGTTCAAGCAGGTGTGCAGGCACTTCCTGCTGAATGATATAGTCATCCAAAGGAATAGTATCTACATACTGAGCATTGTAGAGAGTTTCCTCTCTTTTCAGCTTACCTTCCTGAACTAATCTTTCAGTAGCATCAAAGTCATCTTGCTCTTGGATACTTCCACCTGTCATACCTTTAGTCCGCACATGTCGTAGCAGATACTCTGTAAGAAGTTCATTGTAATCTTCCTCATCAGCAATACCATCTTTTAAGTCCTCATTGAATTGTTTGTCAAAAGCTGCAATGTCAATAATTCCAGACTTTCCTACCTTATTGACAGAGGCAAAATGGACAGTATCAATGCCCTGCTTACCATTGCCAAACTTGGCAGTCTTCTCCATAAAGTCACAGATAGCTACAAGCTTACTTCTTTTACCAGAACCTCTTGCAATGGCTTCAGCAAGGATGATAAGATACTCAGAGTTCTTATCTTGTAGAGGAGTTTTGCGAAGCTCCATAGTGGTAGAACCTGAGTACTTGGCCATGTCAGAGGTGACAAAAGGCTTTGATGGTTGAAGCATCACACCAAGATGATTGATGTTGAAATCACCTTTGATAATGGCTTTATAGGCCTTTTCTTTGGTATCATCCCATTCACCCTGGAGAGCTAACTTCTTTCTTATAGAAGTGGGAGAAGAGTAAGACTGACCATCAGTAGACTCAGTCTTGGTAAGACCGTCAAGAATGATAGAAATCATCTTTCTATAGTCTTCCTTGACTGTACCAGACAGTCCTGAATTCTCCATATACTCAGTTAGTACTACTTCTGTATTGTGTCTGGTTTCATCTCTAACCATCTCATCAGAGATATGAACACTACGGAGATAACCATCATCATACTCATCATCATGCATGAGCTTAAGACCTGGAGAATGAATCTGAGCAATACGCTTCTGATAGTTCACAGCATTACCATAGTAGGCTAGGTCTCCTCCAGTAATCTGAATGATGTTAATATTAGCTGCTATGTCCTGCCAGATGAAATCCCTCAGCTTACTCTCCATTTCCTTGACAGCATTGTCATAGCCATTACTGCCAGAGCCAAGTTTATCATCAAACTCTTCCTGATACTTCAGAACCTTGACTTCCTTACCATTAATTCTTTTAGTCTCTGTATCAAACAAGCCTATCTTTTTCATGTGGGTTAGTTCAGATTCCACAATTTCATCCATGCGCTGAGAAATAACCTGCCTAACTAAAGCTAAGGTATCTACTTCATTAGAAGTATTCAGTCTGTCTTGCTTGGCATCTCCTTCTGGAGTCAGAAGAATATTAAGCCTTTCAGTTATCAGACTACCAAAGTCTTGGAAGTCCTTCCCTGTAATATCATTGTTAAGATACCACAGGAAGTGGAACTTGGCACCAGAAGTTACATTCTGAAGTCTGATAAGGTCATTGACTGTTACATTCTGAGAATTAATCCTCTCCTTCAAACCTTCAATTTCCTCTTCAGTCCAGCCAGCTTTGATTAGCTTTTTGTCAGTCAAGTCTATTTGGTCTGTTGCCACACTGTCATCATAGTTGGCATAGTGGAATAGTACATCTGCCATACGGTTCATCTCCTGTATGAAAGTGTTCATTAAAACTCTGTCAATAATTTCTTCAGAGTTCTTATACTTTAACATGCGGATAAACTCATTGGTAGGTTTGTTTGACATGGTTGGAAGGGCAAACCAACGATAGTCTTTGTTAATAGCTTGGTCATCCCTTGAACCAAAATAGTTGTGAAGAATAGATAATTGAAAACCTAAAGCACCTAAATTCCTATACTGATTGCCGATGTAGGAAAGCTCCACTTTATGCTCAAGAGCCTGACGTGCAGCACTTTTATCAGGGTCAGCTAGTTGTCTTATCCAGTCACATAGCCACTCAGAACCAGGTTCTTCAGGATTCTGTCTTTCTCCATTTACAGTCTTAAACCATCCTGTATATCTGCCAAAGTTGTCTTGAATATATTTCTCAAACTTAGCAGTATCATCAAGGGAATCTTTCAGATCGCGGACTATGTATCCAATTCTGGAAGGATTAGTATAGGAATAGTAGGTTTTTCCATCTTGATAAACAGAGGCTTCTACATACTCTTGGACTGAATCAGCCACCATTTTAAGGATTGGAAAATATCCTCTACCTGCGTCATTGCCTTTTAAGCCACTTGGAATACCACTTTTCTTGGTGTTCATGTCATCTAGTTTGCCTAATACAACCTCAGACAAATTTAGAAGCCTTCTTGCATTACTGCTTTTTCCTTCACCTCCGGCAAGCTTTTGAAGGCATGTGTTCAAGACAACATCTTGGGGAACTCTGATTCCTATACCATTGAGGATTTCTGTTATTCCCTGAATGATGGTTTTACCATCAAACTGCTGCTTTTGTAGCTGCTCTGCAACATAGATCCGCTGTCCTTCTGGCCTATTCCTACCATCTTTATAGACTTGTATAAGCCTGCTATTCCATGTTTTTATATCCTTCCTAATCTGATTTGCTACAGTACCTTTACCTAGGCGAGTTAGGATATTATTACCACTGTCATCTCTTTCTACAACAGAGAATGTTTCACCATTAATGATATAACTGCCTACAGAACCATTTCTGAAGCTTACACCTAAAGACTGTTTAATAGTATCATAAGCAGATTTTGTATTTATAATTCTTGTTTCAATGACTCTTTTACCAGTCTTTTTATCAAATTTTACTTGAGCAATACTGTAGTTAAGGGCATCCTTGCGGAAGTGACGGAAGAACTTCTTTTTTAGGTTCTCATTGCCTTTCATGTTAATAGTGTCGATGACTTGATTAACCCAGTTGTTCTGAGGACTTCTCGCCAAGTTTTTCAGAGCTACCATCATTTCATCCATAGTCTCACAGTACTTACACGTATCAAGGACAGTTTGAATTGCTTGTGTAGCATCTAAAGCCAAGGAGAATCCCCAACCATAGGGATCTTTCACTAATTTACCATTGGCATCCACCATGTCAATATCTTCAAACATACGCTTGATTTCCTGTGCCAATGAAGCTTTTGGAGAATAGTTTCTCTGTCCGAGCATCCATGCTTCTACATCAGTAATACCTTCCAGATAGAGATCAACAAAAGACTGGATGCTTTCTTCATCTCCTGTTTCTCCTATAGCTTCCATGTCATCTGCTTCCATACGAACATCAGGTGTTGTAGAATTAAAGTTCTTGGACTCGTTCCTCTTTGGGATGATAGAGTTTTCCAGAGCCATTAGTTTAGCATATCCTGCTATAATGAACTGTTCCTTGTGGTCAATAAGCCACTTGGCTTTGTCATTCATTCTTTTTTGGTTCAGGAAATCTGCCTCATCTTTAAAGAAATATCCAAAGTCTTCGTCTTGGTCATAGTCACCATCTTTATACTGCTGTTCTGTAGGAAAGTCATTTTTGTATCCCATCTTGATATACTTGAAAGCAATATCAATCAGGTTGTCAATACCTGCAATGTGGATAATATCTGATCTGTTTTTACCCAAGAATACTGTACTTGGAGAACCATTTTCATTAGGATTACTTAGGGGAATTTCACTATAGCTCTTGCCTTTCTGAAGGTCTGTAATTATTCTAGAGACTCTGTACATCATAAACTCTGCAACATCCTGAATCTCCTGGGGAGAAATAAGCCAAGGCTTACTTTCAATATCATCATCTGACAGTGTTACAATACCTTGTGCAGGTCTAAACACCACTGGTTTAGCATTAAAAAGCCATTGGAGTTCTTCTTTTTCCTCCTCAGATAAAGCAGTCCACTGTTGCTCATAGCTTACTTCAGAGTCGAAAGGAATGTCTTCCTTGCCTCTAAGTGCTGCCAGCTCATCAGAATAAATATATGTACCTTCTTCCTCAGTAATATTAAGATGGAGACGAGGTTCCATATAAAGGATTTCTTTTTCCGTGTCATCTAGCAATAGTTCCTTTCTTGTCATGGGGTTTTCTGCTGCATATTCTCCCAAACTCATTGTGAGACTACCAGTGTCATTTAAAAATCCGATAGTACCTTCTGTTTGATAGGAAGGCCTTGCACCATTGTCTCTTTTTTCTATTGTGTCAGAAGCATCGTACCATGTATCAATTAATATTACATAAGGTTCTGAGTCAACAGGTAATCCATAGGACTCTTCCATTTTTATGTATCGTGAAATTTGCTTACCATAGTGTTCACCTGTATGATAATTCTGCTCCTTTTCATCGTGGAATACATACACATAGCCTTTTATATCGGACATTTTAGAAGTTTTGAAGTCTAGTGTATGGACTACCCCTTTTTTATCTATAACCAATAAGTCAGGATAACCTATTATCCAAGAACCATCTTCAGGTTTTTGTCCGAACATTCTTATTTCATCAGACAAGATTATAACGTCTTCTCCCCATTTTTCTTTAAGCTGTTTTTCAAGAATCTCAAAGTCTTTTATAAGATTTTTCAGTCCTGATAAAGTAAAGATACCTCCAAGCTTTGTATTGATAATATCTTGTAGCTCTTCATCACTAACAAGGTGTCCATCGTTTTCCCACAGTTCACTATTCTTATTAAAGAACAGCCTTCCTGTTGTATCAACAGAATTTCCTATAGGTCCTGCTAATACTGACCCTGTATATGGAGTATTATCAATGTCTTTTGTAACACCCTGTGCTTTGACCATCTTGCCATCATACAGATACCTGCCTGTGGGCTTCCACCCTTCAGGCATTTCTTCTTTGGTAGAAACAAGCATCGTTTCTCCTTTTTTAGAAGTGTTATAAATTTCTATCTGTGATGAATTCTTAATTTCATTTATAGTATCAAGGGTATTTTCCTGTGCTGTTTTGCCATCCATCCTCTGAGGTTCCATAAGAATAATACTGATAGCCTTGACTTTGCCATTAGGGTAGTACTCCTTGAAAAGGCTTACACCTTCCTTAAACAGGAGATTATAGCTCAGAAAAAAAGCTTCTGCTGTTGTAGCCTGTTCTTGGTCTTCTTTATCTTCTGTAAACTTGAAAGTAACTAATCTGCCCATATTTTGTCCTTCTAAAAAGGATTTTACAGATTTATACTGTTTTTGCGCCTCCTCAATGTTATCTTCAGGCACTCTAACAACAGAGAAATACTTTTCTAAGTCGGCAATAAAACCTTCAGGATTCTGAAGCATCTGGTCTTTCCTATCAGGATTAGTCTCAGCATTGATATGTCTCTCAGCCAAAGCTCTGATTGCTTCGATGGCATCGTCTCTACTATCATCATCAGTGATGCCAAACTTATTTTTCTGTTCATCAGAAAGCTTATCTACTACTTGTGTAGCAAATCTTCTACTTACCGTATGTGGAATACAACTTGGTGCTGCCATTTGATGTTATTATTAAAATTCTTAGGCAAAGGTAATGCTTTTACTTGGGTGCTGGATTACTTTAAGCACAACCTTAACCTTATTTAAAGGGTTGTTTAGAAAAAGAAGAGGGAACGGTATTGCCATTCCCTCTTTAAAGTTTAGTCATTTCTACCTGCAAACCAGACAGTCTTAACTCTATCATCTACATTAACAAAGGTCATTGGGGCAGGAATACTATTAAGTTGTACTAGCACTTCATAATCATCACATTCTCCAGACATAATTTTCTCCATGTGCTCCTTTAATGGTGGAAATGTTCTTAAATCTTTTACCTTCATATTTTATTTTGTCTTTATAGTTAATTAAGTAGAATCGGAAGTCTTGCAAAGTACTCATTGTCTGAAACACTGAAGCTTTTTGTCCACTGCCTGTCTATTACCTGAATGTTAACTTTAGAAAGGTCTATATTCATAGCATCAAATACAGGACGTTGCTCTCTAAACACATAAAGCCTATTAGAATTTGACTTACAATTAATAGTAGAAATAATCTTAGGAACAGCTATCCAGTCTTTCCAGTCTTTAGGTGCAATATTAATGCCATTTATCCAGTTATATACATGAATGAACTCATAATAATCCTGATGTACCATTTCAAACTCATACCCACTGGTATAGATATATAGGTTTTTTATGCTCTTATACTGAGTTCTTAGATTATATATGAGGTTCTTTAAAACTATGGGTTTGACAGTAAAAGGCTCTCCTCCGGTTAGACATACAGTATCTACAGATTTCAGCAGCTCTACAGTTGCCACAGGTATTTCGCTAATTTTATATAGCTTGTTACAGCAGAATTGGCACTGATGTCTGCACTTATTAGTTATAAATAAATGAAGTACCTGTTCCATACTAATCTTCTATTTCAAATTTGTGAATATAGATGAAGCTCTCACAGTCATCTCCTGTAGCTTCATAGTTAGCATTCCAAGCTTCTACTTCTTCCTCTGATTTAACCCCATACTTTTCATTAAGCCACTTATACATAGCTTTCTCAGTAGTAAAGTACTCAGACTGATAGATGTCATCCTGTGCAGTATCTACCCAAAACCTCTCAGGAAAATACTTACCTTCTTTGTCATTTGTACAATATACTCCACAGCCACATTCCTCTACAATCCAATATACCTTAATGTCAGGGAACTGCTTTTCCAAGAGTTCTGCAAAGTCCTGCAAGCCCCATCTTTCCTCAGACCAGAATCTTAGAGCACCTGTATTTTCATCCCATGTGGGTTCTTCTGAGATTTTTCCTCCGAGCCTTGTCTTCCCATCTACAATGGGAAGGTTAAGATACTTAGCAGCCTTATAGAGTTCATACCTATTATCATCTATATGAATTGCTATTACAATAGCCTCATTAATCTTTTGTAAGGTTTCCTTTTGGCCTTCTATTGCATAGGCCACACTTGCTATGTTTGCCATAATTAATGAGGAATAAATTCAAAACTACCAATACTTTCTGACAAATATTGTCTTGTCATTTCTGTTATCTTATATTCTTTTACTGTACTATCATCTATAGTAATAAGAAACACATCAGTACATTCTCCTTGTAGAGGCAAGTTAGTTATTTCTACTCCAGGAATATTCTTGAATATAGAAGGATACCCTGCTTTAAGGTGATACTCTTTAATTTTCATTTTATAGACTGTTTATTGTACTCATTATTTGTGCATATTCTGATGGAGAGAGATTTCCTTTATTAAGTTTTTTGAATAACTCTTCCTTTCTTTTATGAATCTCTTCAGATTTGTCCCAACCTTGCTTATTGAATTTCTCTATGTCATCATAGTAAGATTGGGGATAAGGTCTTGACTCATTTATCTGTCTTTGAATCTGCTCTGCCAATTGTTGAGCAGGTGATGGTTCTGTCCACATATCACTTAGATTTTGTTGGTTTTAAAGTTATAATACAATCAAATCTATTAAGTAAAGCAATGAGTTCTTTAGGAGTAACATCTTTTTCTTCTGAATACCAAGAATTATACTCTCTACAAAAGTAGCAAAGAGGTCTTCCGTAATTACATTCAATAATACTTCCCATTCCTCCACAGTCAAGGTGCTTAATGCGGACTCTCATTTAGGTCTTGTTGGTTTGAGTTTCTTGTCAATATAGTTAAGAATGGTTTCAAAGTGCTTTCTTAACCATTCCCTTTCCTCAGAAGTAAGATGAGATGTTTCTATCAAGTCACATCTATCCACATCCATTCTCATCTCTGCTACCTTGTTGCGATAGCCTATAATAGGTTTGCTCCAAATCATAATTTAAAACTCTAAATTAATCTTCTTGTTCTCCTCATCCCACTCAAGGATTTCCTCATGCTCTTTCTTAGGTATTTCCAGATATTCAGCAATAATCTCTAAACTACTCCAGAATAACTGCTCACAGTAGTCATCTCCCAGTTTTTTAGCCAGATATTCCATAGTTTCATCAGATACTTCAGAGGTATCGAAACCTATAGCTTCCAAATCCCCTCTTGAGACTCTTGTTATTACAAACGATTCTTTCATACTAAATATCTCATATATCTTCAAAGTTAACCTCTATTGGAATCTTTTTAGACTCAGGAAAGTATTCTGTATCTGTTATCCAGTCCCATGAATACTCCTCTAAGCCATAGTTTGCTTCGATATACTTCTGTTCATCATCCTCATACTTCTCTATGAGTTCCTCTTCATTGACATCTTCTACAAAGAGAGTCTTGGTAGCATGATTAATAATTGCTATTCTTCTCATAACTACTTGCAGTATTGGCCAAACATCGGTTGAAACATGGATTGCTCCATATAGCATATCGGAGAGTTGATGTCTTTGAACATTCTCTCTTTGGCATCCTTGCTTATTCCTGCCAACCTGCCTGTGCGGTAGGGATTTTTACCAGTTTCCCCATCCCTGACTTCAATAATCATCAGACCTTTGGCATTAATGACTTTCTGACAGTCATCACACAGGCCCATAGCTACATCTCTTGGAGCTTCTGCGTCTCCTTTGAGTCTGCCAAACAAGGCAATACCTATTTCTTTGCCACAGCACTCGCAATGAGTGATGCTGGGATTTACCCCATGTTTGGGAGATAATGTTATACTTTTACTCATAATATAATTTCCTTATTAATTCCACATAGTTTCAGGGCGTGTTGAAGTTCATGAACATATTTTAAATGACATATCAATGTGTCTTGCACCCCAAAACACTTTTGTCTAGGTGCCAGTCTATATTCCATTGCAGGGTTGATTATATCAAGAGTACTCGGAACCAATTGTACTTCTGCACCATTACAGCCTTCAAGTACCCATACTAAATATCCTGGAGTTCTAGTTGCAATTTTTTCCAAGATTTCAGCAGTTAATAAAATGGGCACTATCTCAGACTCCCTAAGCCACTCATCCCCACATTTGCAGGTCTTAACTCCAAGCTCATTCCATTGAGAAACATAGCCAATGTCACAGATGTAATCTGTAATCAAATTGCCTTTTTCATCTTCTATTTGAACATAATCTCCAAGCATAAAATCTGTTGCATTCATACTGCTAAATTCTTTATAAACTGAAATAGGTTACAGGTCTCTGCCTTGAGTTCTTCTATTTCTTTCTCAGACAGGCAATCTTCCAAGAAGTTTCTATAGATTTCATCCATATCATTATAGATGAAAGGAGAGTCTATGGTACCAACAGTTCTCCACTGCATCAATGTTCTAATGATAGCATCAATTACTGTCTTTTGAGTCTTTGTTGGTTTCATCTTACTAAATTATTTACAAGTTTCTTAATTTTATCCCCATAGCCCTCAGTCATCTCTATGATATTGATGCTTTTCCTCTTTGAGAGATTATAAATGAGCAGAGGGTTATGAATTACTGCTATAATCTGAGTATGTTTCTTATGGAATGAGAGGATACTCTTTATCTGATTGATATTCTCTATATCCAGATTTCTGTCAGGCTCATCCATAAGAATAGTCCATTCATCAGAGGCTTCCCAACGATGACTTTTGACATACTCCCAGTACAGAGGGTCGCTCTCTTTAAACTGACAGTAGTTATAAGTTAGTTGGACTTTTTTACTAAACATATAGTTAAAGAGGGAGCTGACTGCCATCAAGACACTTTCACCTGTAGAAGAATTTTTCTGATCAAGCAAGGTACTAAAATCCTGAGCAGTCTTTATAGTTTGATACTCTTCTTTTTCTCCTGCGTGAGACAGTCTAAAGGTGTTTCTCTGGTAGTCAGCATAGACATCTATTCCATCCAAAAAGCTATTTTTGTTCAAGACAGACTCATAGAGATTGTTAATGTTGCACCTGAATTCTCCTTTGTCACAGTCTGTATAATCTACCATGAGGTATTTCCTGATAAGATTCATTAGGGTGGTCTTACCACAGCCATTCTCTCCTACAATGATATTCACTCCAGGCTTGAAGGTGTATTCTTTGCCATTCTGGAAGTTATCCAAGTCTGGGAGATACCCCAATGGAGACTTCTTGTTGTCTTTGATTGCTACTTTATATACCATAACTTATTTTATAGATTTATCCTTCCTTGTATTAGTTGTCATGTAGAGTCTTTTCTTGAAATCATCAACAAGAGCCATGAGAGAGTGTCCTTCGTCTACAGACCAGTGCTCTCCTTCAGGAATAGAGATATTGAAGTAAAAGCCTTCTTCATCCTTACCTACAGAATCTGCCATTTGAGTAGTTATAGTGAGGTGTTGGACTTCATCAGGATGACTACAGGTGTCAGCAGGTTGTATGTATGTGATAGACATTTCTTCAATACCTATCACACCATACTCCTCATCAGTTATCTTCCTCCCCAAGTCCTCGATATAGTTGGCGGGTATTACTAATGTCTCCATATACTACTCTTTTTCATTATCATACAATTCACAAGGAACAGCAGTAGCAGGACTGCCATCATCACTCATAATAGGGTAGCATCCTTTCTGTCCCATAAATTCTTGACACTCTGGCCACTCTAAGATATAGTACTTTTTCATAGTTTTAATTTTTAGGATTACTGATTTCATTCCAGATACCATGTTTCTCTGCTTCTTCCTTCATCAAAGTAGCAAGCTGTTTCATATTGGGATGTGGTTTGCCTGTAGTACCAAAGTATCTGAGATTGAAGAAGTGCTTCCAATCTGAGGCAAAGGCAGTATGAACAATCTCTGTAGCAGTGCATAATGGTAATACTTCTCTTGCCTGCTGAGGTTGCCAGCCACTTTTTAGTAAGAAGAAATACTCCTCTTCGCAATGTTTCAAAGTATTAAGCCAATATGTGTATTGGATAGCCTTTTTTTCATCTCCTAATGAGGTGGGATTAATAGAAACAAAGTCATAAGGATTCTCTTCCTTGACTCCTGCTCTATAGTTAATACCATCATGGTAATAAGCCTTTCCTTTTGGCAAATCTATCCAGTCAGGAATACAGAAGGTAATTTCTCCTCCAAACCTTTCCTTACTGTAATTACAATATCTGGTACTCTGTTCTGCTATACTATTAACCCTGTGCCTATTCATCTCACGAGTTACTCCTATAGAAGTGATACAACGGAAAGTGTATCTCTTCTCATGGTACTCTGTAGGTTTACACATATATATTAAAAACTCATTATGTATGCCTTGCATATCACCTAGCTCATGTTCCCAAATATACCTTAGGTTTGTAGTAATGTAAGCATCATAAGTGTTAGGATATTCTTCACTTGGCACTGTGTTGATTCTACAATATGGAGTATTTAACCAAGGATACATTGCTGTAGATACTGCCCTCCCACTTGGAAATATACTTTTGTCTTTTTTATCCTCATAAGCCTCTGGTACTTTAAGATACACAGTGCCATGTTCCAACATAGCAAAGTGTCGAGATTTAATCATTCTATCGACAAAAGGTTTGGCACTGTCTTCTGTAATCTTATCTGTTGACTTATAGCAAGTTCTTCCTGCTAATTCAATTTGTTTGTATATTCCTTCCAAGCCTTCAGGTTGGATAAGGAGTTCCGCTTTTGGTTTAATTAGTTTCATTCGCTTAATGTTTCTTTATGAAATGTTATGTTACCTGTTCCAAACATCCACTGGCAGTTATTGGCACTATGACCAAGTTTTTTCAACAGTTCATCCATGTCTGGCTCATACCCATACTCTATAGGATAGATGTCCACATCTCCTGTAGTAAAGTCAAGGATTGTAAGATGCTCCATAGTTATTTCTTTTTGGTTGTTTTACTTTTCTTTACTCTTGTAGGATTCACAAAAGCATCTTTACTGACTACTGGAGGCTTAACACCAGGAATCTCATAGAAGCATCCTACAGCAAGTCTCATCAGATTACCAAGAAGATAGCAGAAAGGTTCTTGATTGGAAAGAGATACCTCAGAATTAATATAACTCCATATCTCAAGAGTAGCATGAGCACATTCATGGGCTACAATAGAAGAGGTAAACTCATCTTTCTTACCTATCCATATCAGTATGCAGGGAATACCAGTTTCTCTTTCTCTTACCCTATAAGTACATCCTGTAGAAGATGGAGGAGCAATATGGACATCCTCATAACCTTTCTCATAAGGCTGATAAAGAGTATTTACTTCCTCTTCCATTTCTCCAATTACCACTACAAAATTGACTGGATATATTACCAGACCGAACTGTTTGATAGCTCCTTTTTCATTCAATATCATAGTTATTTATTTAGAGGGTCATAATCTTTGTATATAAAGTTCTTGAGGAATATATCTTTAGGGATTTGTTGCCAAGCACCACAATGAGGACAGTGGAATAGGAAATGCCCACTTCCACTATCCTCCTTCAGCCCTTTGTACTTCATGTTATGGCCACAGTGTTTGCATGACCTAAAGTAGAACCATACAAGGTATTTGATACCAAGAATCAGAAGTGCATTGAGACTTATAAACAATGCGATGGCTGTTACAAAAACTATAATCTTCAGTATAATCATGTCAGTTCTCTATTACTTCAGTTTCATCTTCTACCCATCCTTCACACTCTCCAATAAGACCTTTAAGTATTCGTGCTTCCGTAGCTTTATAGCTCCTGTCATTAGGTAACATATCCTTTTGAATATTTCTAAGGTCTTTTTCAAGATATTCCTTCAGAAGTCCTATAAGTTCCAAGGGCGTTTTAAAACCATTTTCCTTATACTCTTCTGCCCAGTTGGTATCAGAGGTGTCAGGGTCCTCGTGCCATGCAGAGGCATAATATCCTCCCTCATCATCAGGTTCATAGTCACACCCAGATGCACCAGGGATATAATTATTGGTAGTTACTGTGACTGTCTTGCTTAGTGTTTGAGAACAGGTTATTTCAAAGTCTTCTTCTGGGATTTCAGATTCGTTCCATGGAGCATCCCAAGTGTAATCTGAAACTCCTGGGGGATAATTTGATAAACTCATTCCTTTTCCTCCTTATCTAACTTATTAAGGCGATCTATGATGTTATTGCGGGTGTCTATGAGGTATAAATCATCATTACAGTTAAAACCAAAGAGGATGACATCTTGCTCTCTATATGCCTGATTGACTGCAAGGATAAGTTTAGCCTTAGATTCCTGATTTTCATCCATAAGTATCCCAGGCCGGTCAAGATAATAATTCTGAAGCACAACATCTATGTCTGCTTCTGTAGTAACTTTAACAGCAATGATAGTATTGGCTTCATTGCCCCCCATCAAGTCCCAACCATTATATTCGTCGTTGACTATGAGGGCTTTTAACTTGCCTCTGAGTACACCTTTGGCACTGTTATCATACGCTTCACAATCCTCCTTAAAATCAAATTCTGTACCATCTACAGCCTCATATACTATGTACTTCTCTACTTTAGTACGCTCTTTTGTTATTTCTTTCATAACTATAAATTCTTTTTATGGGTTTTACGTTTCTTAATTTTCTTTAGCCTGTCAGTAATATCTTCATCACTATGGAGAAAGCAAAGACCATTAGTAACAGAAACCTTATTTCTTAGATTATTATCTACAGAGCTTTTTGGTATAGCATAAATCCTTGATGCCTCTGCAATACTATAGCATGATCTCAGAAACTCTCCGGATGAAGTATAAACATTAATCTGACAGGTTTTCTTGTATTCTTCTTCAGCACTCTTAATGAGTTCTTGCCTCTCCTTTTCTTTCTGAATAAGAAGTAGTCTGTCTTCTACTTTATCTAAGTCTTGAAGAAATATTCTGCCTTTGACAGACAATCTTTTACCTCTGATACAAGAGTGAATGGTACTATGGGGAACACCAAAGGCAGTTGCTACCTGCTTGACACTATTCCACATTCTGATAAATTTTCCGTCAAGGGTATATTCTCTGACAGGGTTAACAAGAGGGGCCTTCTTCTCATTAAGTCTTCCTTCTTCCCTGAGTTTGGTAAAATCAGAGAGGTCATATACTATAGTATCATCCTGTTCCATTCTATGAGGATTTATCTATTTCAATAATAGTAAGAATACAATAGTTTGCAATGTCAATGAGATTATCCCTCATGGATTCATTGATATGCATCTGCTCTCCCTTGACCATCTGTTTGACTCTCTTGAGTTTGTCATTGATGCGGGCTATAGCAGGAGTAAAACCAAATTCCTGGATAGTTTCAGAGAAGCTGTTACCATAGTCATGGTTCTTTCTGTTGTACAGCTCCTGCATCTCCTTCAATATGTCAGAAAAGTAAGGTCCATTATGCTTCAACTCTTCCAATGCCATTTGGTCAACTAAATGCATTTTCCTTTTCCTTTCCTGTTGTTTGTCAAATTCTTTCTGCATAATATCTGCAAGTTGTGCATAGGTACTGGAATTTTCTTTCATTGCTTCAAAAGTTATTACTGGATTATTTAATAATACATCAATAAGATTGTTGACTTTCCCTTTCTGCTTCCTCTTCCTGATTAGTCTGTTCAGCCAAATACTCATAATCTACCTGTTTAATACCTTCTATCTGCATGTCATAGCCTTGATGAGACAGTTCATTGGCCCTACGGTTTGCTGCTGTAAGGTTGTCTGCCCATAAGAGAACTTTATATTTTAGCTTTTTCTCTGTACCATCATCATGTAGGAAGATGTCTATGAGAGTAGCTATGAAGGAGGGGATGGAGTTGTTAATACTCTGGTCATCAATCTCCTTAATCTGAGACAACTTGAGGTTCTGAATCTGAAAATCCTCAATGGTAGTATCCTCATTCAGCAGTTCTGTAACAGCATACTCTGCCTGAGAGAAGAACTCCTTGTCCATCACATAGGTTTCAGTTCTCTTTCTGGTCTTTCCATCAATGACTCTGGCAACCTTTACTTTTACTTCTATAAGCATAAATCTACATTATTATACTGTCGGATTATAACATTGCTGCAACCCTTGGACGATTAGCTTCCTTCATCCTTGAGTTGATAAAGTTACTTCTAAATACAGAGAGCTGCTGGACTATTTCCTTGGTAGTCCATGAGGAGTCGATAGGGGCAAGAGGAGTGCCATTATAGGCAATGAAGAGACTGTTGTCAAAATCCTGAATAGTTATTAACTCCTCTGCTTGTTGATGTATTTCAGCCTGTCTTGCAGTCTGATGTTTTTCTCTTAATGTTCTTATTAGTTCCATATTACCATGAATCAATATCTGTTATGTTTGTAATGGTTTCTGGCAGGTCTTTGACCATAACCTTGGTAGTGAGACCAATGCCAGATTCTGATGACTGCTTAATTAATACTACTCCTTGTATGGGATTATCATCACAGAATTGTTTGAGAGAATTTACTTGCTCTTTAGAAAGTTGAATGACTACAGGAATATTACTTGTTTTCATACTTATAAATTTAATGAATCCAATGGTCTGATACAGAAGCATCAGAATCTAATGTAAGGGATTTGAGAAAGGGTTGAGCTTCTGCTTTCATAATAGTTTGAATTGTATTCCTAACGGTTTCTGCTATTTCTTTAGGGGCTTCTACATTCGTTTCATCATGGACAGGAATACAGAGTTTAACTATATTGAAATAGCCATTATCCACTATCCAGTCAAAGAGTCTCTTGTTGAACTTTTTGAAAATACATGCACCTGTCAGTAATATTACCCCAGAGGCTCTTTATCCTCTGGTTCAATGGGTTCCTTTTCCCCATTGCTTAGACTATATCTTAATATATTTGTACAAAACTTTTGTAGTTCTTCAAAAGAAGCAGCATTTTTCATTGTGTTTGCAAGACTTGAAATAACTTGAATATTACCTTTTATATATCCCTTAGTATTATCAATTCTATCTATTGATGGGGAGTATTTATAATCTCCTTTTGTTCCATATTTGAATGGAACTTCTAAGATTGGGCATATTGATGGGATAACAATATCAGTTTCTTCAATATTAAAGTTCAAGCCATGCTTTTGTGCTCTTTTTTGTGCGGATTTCCACATGTTATGAATAAAATTCTTACGTTTACTTTCATTTCGTTGAAGACACCTTTTCCTATGATATTCCTCATCTGTAGTGTTTCTAAGATTTCTCAATTCATTGAAAGTATATTTTCCCGTACAGTCTGTACATGCCCAACTTCTCCCATATTTACCTTTCGAGGCAACAGGAAAATTATAATAAGGCTTGGTCTCCTTACATATAGGACACGTAAGATATTCAGGTGGAGGGTTTTTACTGGCACATCTTTTACAATGACGTATATGTCCTCCTTTACTCATAGGATTTAATCCGAACTCTGTTATGGGTAATTCTTTACCACATTTACTACAAATTTTAGTCCCCATTTGAAAACAATTTTTACACTTTAGATTATATTTTGTGATTAATTGTTTTCAAAATTACAAATATATTCTCCCTTTTCGTGGTGTTTTACCATCCTGTTAAGGATTCCTTACACTAGTCGTTACACCTTCTTAATGTTACCATTAAGCTTGGCTCGGTATTCCCATCTCAGGGTTCACCGAATTTAAGGAGTTTACCCAGGGCTATGGTATTAACCCTGTAAGGGGCTGTTACATGCATTCTTCTCCCATTTGGTTTTGGCCTTAAAATGTTTAGAGACTTTTCTTGCTACCTCATCACCAGTACCTTTATGATATGCTCTGTATTCTTCCCAAAACTCTGGAGTATAAGAGGCCTGTACCTTCTTCCACCACTTCCAATCCCACCAGAAGGCCTTATGACCAGTAACAGGGGATATAAGAATATAACCATTATCTACTACAAACCTTTTTTGCTTTGCCTGAAACTTTGCAATTCCAGGAAAACCCTTCATATAATTGTCATAGATATTTTTGGCAACATCCTTATCCATACCATATTGCTGGACTAAGGTACTGTCATTTCCAGCATAGGCAAAGCAGAACTCAGGCCCCTTAGCTTCCTGTCTAAAGTATTTATAAAGTTTCTTGATGTCTTTAATAGGAGTATCACGGGGAATATTATTAGGGAAAATCATATAGGCTACAGTTGAATGCATATCTTCTCCTTTAAGGAAAACATCCATCATAGCCTTATCCTGAGAAAAATCTGCCATTAAAACAGATTCTTGTCCACAATAATCCACAGAAATCCATACATTGCCTTTTTCCGCACAGAAACAAGCCCTTGTTATCTCATCAGCAGGAAGATTCTGAAGCTGAGGATATGCACATTTAAGCTTAGTATCTTTCACATCATTCTTAGCTACAGGCAATCCCTTAAGCTTGGCAAGAGAATTATTCTGTTTTTGAGAGCCACAAGCCAGTCTTCCTGTGTCAGTGCCAAGTGCTCTGAAAACAGTATGCACTCTGTTGGTATTAGGATTGATAGCATTCAGATAGTTTTGACCATAAGTACTGCATACCTTTTGAGCTTCTGTGTAGGCCAGATAAACATCATAGAACTCAGGATTTACATGCCTCTGAGGCTCTAAGACCGAGGCATCAATACTGTCTTTTTCTTCTTTGGTCTTCTTGTCAATACCCCTACAGTTGAAGCCCAAGGCAGTCAGAAAAGGAATAACCTGTTTGTTGGAGTTCCAGTTGATATTACACTTTGGGGCTGTGTCCCATCCTAGGAACAAATCCCCCTGTAGATTAATCTTTAGAAATCTACTATCTCCAAAGTCTACTACATATTGGTTGAGTTTATCCAAAGCTTCAGACATCTTTTTATAGTCAGATGCCATCTTCTGCTGCCACAAAGAAACATTCATGTGTACACCACACCACTCATAATAGGCTACAGCTGGAATAAACTCACACTCTACCTTGGTTGCTTGGATAAGATTGAGTCTCTTCAACCTTTGTACTTGCATTCGCATAAGTCTAAAAAGAGGCTGAACATCTTTGGCAGCATAAATAATATGTTTGCTTTCCAACTCATCAAGGTCTTGAGTAAACTCTTCTCTTACTTTCTTAGACATTTCATCACCAAAGTATCTATAGACCAAAGCTTTTAATCCAACACCACTATGCTCATAGATAAATTCTGCTACATCGGGAATGTCTCTGTAGAGCCTTTTCTTCTTTTCATCTTTCTTTAGGTCTTCCCATTCTTGTACACCATCCACATACTTACAATAAGCCATCATCTGCTCCTCAGTACAGCCTACCATGAAGTTTGGATAACCCATATAGAGTACTTGCTCTGCGGTCATGGTATCATAACAGTTCCGAATGATAATATCAAAGCTAAACATGACTTTAATATCAAACTTGAGGTTCTGACCTATGATAAAGGAGGTTTCGATGACATCCTTATATAATCTGATATTTACCTCAGAAGCATTGACAACTATTTGTATAGTCCCTTCAATATTACCAAATTGAACCAATAGAACTTTATCAATATGCGGATCTAAACCTGTGGTCTCCGTATCAAACTGAACCATGTGGGCTGTAAAAGAGTCAATAAGTTTTAGAGACTCCTCTACAGAACACACTTGATACTGGTCATGTTCAAAGGCTTCCTGTTGAGTGGTAACATAATAAATCATTTCTTGCTATAAGCTGTGAGATTCTTAAAGTCCAAAACAATATTGTTCTCTTTAAGGAACTTGGAACCAAGCATACCATGAAGAGGTATGGCATGGCACTTGCGGATATTATCAAATGCCTCCTTAAGATTGTCTGAGATAATGAACATTCCTGTGAAAGTCTCTCCTTCATACTGGAATGTGATATTACAACCTCCTACTTCAAAGGTGCCCCCTACTCCTGACAGAGCACCTTTATGGTCAGTTTTTTCATATTCTATGCTATCAAGTGCCTCTTTGTTGATTACATTATCATCAGAGCCTGTATCAATGATGAAATTAAGTTCCTTGTCACCTTGATAGAAAGTAGCAATAGGAATGTTGGGACTGGTAAATCCTTTAGCTAATGAGAATGAGAGGAAAGAGTTATGATTCTTTTTCATAGATTTTACTTTTAATATAATAAGAGGTTAGTTTTTATCAGTAGACCCGAAACCTCCGCGATTGTTATCTTCCAGTGAGTCTACATATTCAAACTTATAGCCATTGGTAAAGAGCCAGAGAAACTTCTGCCATACTGTTGCCTTCTGACTGAGACAGATTTCAAACTGACATATTCTGTCTCCTTTGCGGACTTTTGCTGTCTCATAGTGTGCTGACCTGATAGCTGCTGCCTGAAATTTCCATATATCAGACATTCCATTATAGCTGTTATCAATATACCCGACACCATTTGCAAGAAAGAAATACCTTTTCTTTGGATTACTGCTGCGGTCATATATCTTTGCCACACAGCCTGATGGAAGTTTCATGGAAATTCCTAAGGAAATCAGATGGGATTTATTAGGAGTTATTGTACAGTCTTCTACTGCTATCAGGTCATAGCAGTCTCCATTTTCATTAATAACTATGTTAGCAATATCACTATGTTTTAATACTTTTACTGTTCTTTTCATTTCTTTTCTAATTCTTTTAATTGTAATTTAAAACTTTTAATGGCAGTGTTGATATTGGTATTACTGCCAGGGAACTCTTTACCAATGTCTTCAAGGCATCTTATCCAGTCCTTCAGTTTGTATGGTCTGTTGTAATCCATTGTTTTTATTTCAAGCTGGCAAAACCAGCTTGCACAGTGTTTCTTTGTAATAATGATGTAATGTCAGTCTGCCAATAATTACCATCTCCCTGATGCTCCAGCATATAAAGCCTCTGATTGGTGGTAGGAGAATCCAAGCCTCCAAGCTCTATGTCAAAGTGACCAAGCTTGATAAAATCGAGATAGTTATATATACCTAAATGTTTTTTGGGCAGAATATCAAGACCACAATACCAGGCAGTCTTGACCCTCTTATGGGCATACATAAACAGTTCTGTGAGAGCATCTATGTCATGTTCCCCACCTAATAGCAACAGGCATGTAATACCATTATGCTGATTAAGCAAGCCACATAGGGTTTCTACATCAAGTGGAGTGCCTTTGTCTTCCCAAAGCTCTCTTTGATTGCATCCAACACAATGAATCTGGCAGCCAGAGATAGAGAGTCCCAGGCTTATCTCACCTGGGATTTCTCTGAAAACTTCTTTGCAAAATAAATACTTTAGCATATAGTTTCTTTTTTAGCAAACATTCTATTAGAACCTTCCTTTTGTCTTGCTTCACTCCATGTCTTGATGGGCCGTAAGTAGCCAATTATCCTTGTCCATTGAGTAACCTTATTGGAGCTACAATGAGGGCAAGTATCAAAAGGGTGCTTGGCAATAAAGCCACAAGAGTCACACTGAGTCTGTGGAACATTGAAGGTGATATAAGAATTACCAACCTGTACAGCATACTCCAAGAGTTTGGTATACTGTTCTTTATCAAGATTATCCTGTAGATTCAGATGACTGGCTTGTCCACCATCAATGGACTTTGCAATCTGACCTCCCTGCATGGCAATCTTGTCAAGGATAGAAGTGTCATCATGAGCATCATAGATATAAGAATTATAGAGATTCTCATCCTCAGGAACCCAATAGTTTTCAGCCTTATCCCAATTATAGTTCTTGACACCAAGGCTTTCAGCAGGAACTAGTTCCAAATTGAACATAAACTTCTTTTCAGAATGCTGCTTGTTATAGTCCTTGATGATACCAAGAATCCATGAAGCAAAGTCCATATAGTCTTTGTTATTAGAAACTTTAAGACCTAAGAATCTTGCTGCTTCATTAAGACCATTGACACCTATTGTACAGTAGAGCTTGTCAAAAGAGATATATCCTGCTTTTGTCTGAGGAAACATACCTTGTGCATCCATCTTGTAGAGACCTGTCTTATAGGCTTTCTGATAGTCATAGACTCTATCAAGGATAAGTTTAAGATGTTTTTCAAGAGCTATTGCAAGAGATGTATCTATTCCCCATTGTGCTCTTAAAAGTTCTATGTTCCCTTTGTTTGACTGCCAATACCATTCAGCCCAATCCTGCACAATCCTATTAAGGTTAAGAGTCATTACATTACATGAACCTGTCTGGACACCAGTAAGACCTGTGGTAGAAGAGAAAGTATTCTCTGTGATTTCATTGCGGAGTCTGCAACAACTTGAGATTGAGTCAGCATTCTCTGATAGATATACAAAGAAACTATCACCTTCAGCCCATTGAGTAGTTACAAAGTCCTTATACTCCTTGTCAAGGACATCCTTACCATCAGTAAGGAGGCATACTGTCATAACAGGAAATGTCAATAGTGTATGAGTCCTTTCTTCATTAAGCCATTTCATGTATCTCTTCTGGAGCCAGTTGACTGCTTCCCAGTGGGGTTGAGTACCATCGGGGAAGTAGAAATCATCAAACATGGTATGCCAATAGTAGGAGTCAAAGACATTGAAGTTTGTAAAGGGACTTTGATAACAACGATTGGAGGCGGGTTGATTGATGTAATGAGTTACAGACTGGAAATACTGATCAATGACAGACCCGATAGTTTTCTGTTCCAGATTGTACTCATTGGTAATAACCATGTCTGGTTTTTGCCAATAATTCTCTCCCCATTCCTTCTCGCAAAAATAGCTAAAGAAATTGAAGAATTCCCCGTATGCCCCAGCTCCTTTCTTTTGGGCAGAGAGCAAGAATACCAAGTTACAGAACTGTCCACAGAAAGAGCTCAGATGCTTAGGGGCCTTGTTTTTAGTTCCATCCACATTAGTAGTTCCATCTACCAGAAGAGGATAAAGAGTATATGCTGAACAATAAGGCTTCAGTACTGGGCAACTTTCATCATGCTGATAAATGATGTGATGTTCCAGATCTTTTATGTACTGATCCCTATATGGAGAACCTATCTCAGCAAGCAGTTCCTTCATCTGATTCCTCTGTATGATGCGGGAGTTATTCTTGTATAGCTCCCCCTCAAGAGTTGCAGCAGTCTTCTTGTTGCTATTTGCATTGTCATCTGTGTTAGAGAGATTAGTAGCAGATTCAGAAGAATCGGTGTACCTATGAATGTACTTAATCTTCTCACTGATGAGACGAGCTTGCTTATGCTGCTCCCTGTAGAGCATGTAAGCCTTGCCCACATACCACCAAGCAGCATGGATGGTAAGGAATTGCTCCACCTCATCCTGAATATCCTCCACAGACTGTTCCTTGTTTCTGTTAAGGCTTTTGCAGAAAGCTTTAATTTCAGCTTTGTCCTCTATGGAAAGGTCATACAGTTGAGCATCAAAAGCCTTTAGAATAGCACTCTCAATCTTCTCAGCATTGAATTCTTCTTTTGAACCGTCTCTTTTGATTACAAACATTTCTTCATATTGTTAAGCATTAAAGTATTTTTGATTTTTTTCTTTGTGGCAAAACCACAAAACACACTATTTTTTGGAAAGGCACTTGATAATGTTGATACCATCTTTATTGATACCATTTGGTACTGGTGGTCTAAGATTAAGGTAGCCTTGAAGCTCTTTGCCAATCTCAAATGGGTCTCTGTACTCATTACCATTCTCATCTACAAGGGTTCCTACAGACTGTGTGAGAGGAAACTCCCAGACTAATGGTGTAAGAGTGAACTTATTGACTACAATAAATCTGTAGGGCATAAGAGTAAAGTCCTTAAAGTAATCATCCTTCATAAGATTAGCCTTAATAACTCTCCAGTATAAGCGGCTTTGTATCCAATATGACCATTGCAAGAAACTATGCTCAAAATTCCACTCTGCCTTTCCACTAGTTTTCAGATCAGTGGGATAGATAATCTTTTTCTCATAATCTACTAAGATGTCATCAGCCATTATTCTGTAATTTACTCCTTCAAAGGTAGCCTTGAACTTCAACTGATAGTACCTCCTAACAGGGGACAACTCATCATTTTCTGCAAAGTAACCAGCAGTAGCAGGTGATTCCTTAAGTGCTCTAACCATAGCCTGCACATACTCAAAAGCCTTAGTATCAAGAATGGTTTTGTCACTATGTCTGAGAGCATTGTAGTATTCTGTTATATTTCCAGTTTCAAGAACCTTCTTATACCTTATTTTATCCCACTTATCTGCTTGCCAAAATCCTGATAATTTTGCAGCTTGAGATACTACTTCTTCAGGTATCTCTTCGAATGAGTCAAAAGGCAAATTCATCTCAACAAGTTTACTACAAGTATCTTTACCTCCATCAGTAACATTAATATCCAGTACTATAAAGTTAGCATTGAACTCATCAGCACCTCCTGTAATTATTGCATCAACTGCTGAGCCTTCAATTAGAGATGGGGTACTGATATGCTCAAACAGCTTATCTAGTTTATCAAATCCCTCTCTTTCATATTTAGCCAAAGTGGAGTAAGATAAAGCAGGGTCTGCTCTATAGGTTGGCTCATCTACCAGCCAACTTATATCTTTTAATTCCTTTTGTATTTCCATAATTATAATTTAAGTTTTACTAATTTGAAATTATACCCAAAGACATACTGTACTTTGCCTGTGAGGGAGCGAAGAATTGTAGTATAAGACTTGCCTTGACGATGAATGGCCACTAAAGCTTCTGCAATAGAGGAAAACTTTCTGGATTGAGTAGTCTTATTCTTTTGAGGTTTAGGGGTAATTTCCAGACAATAACCTAAACAATCCCAATGCTTATCTAAGGCTTCAAGAAGTTCTTTCTGATTCCTTACTATATAATAGATGGCATCAGGTTCATTTTCTTTGAGATATTTGTAGAACATCTTTTCCTTGAGTTTGAAGTCTGGAGTCTTCCATCCTTTAGTCTCAATCATTACAGGTCCTATGAAGAAATCTGGCTTATAGTCAATAGACATTACCTTTCTCTTCTGCCACTGGCAATAGAATCCCTCTTGGAGAGTATAAGTCTTAGACTCATACTCCCAGGGGATACCCATTTTATCCAGTGTTTCAGCTGTCTTGGCTTCCAGTTTACTTTTGTACTTGAATCCATTATAGACAGTGGGTTCTACACCTACAATATGTTCACTCATTATTTCTTTTTGGGTTGGACATTCTTCTTCTCTTCCTTTTCAGGTAGACTAAGGACAAACTCCTTGAAGGTGTCAAGCGTCTTGTGGGTAAGGGCTACATAGTCCTTGTGCATACCTTTGAGCTGCCCAATCTCTTGCTCCAAGGATTCAACTTTCTCCTCAAGGGTCTCAAAGTCCTCTTCAAGGGCTTCAAGAGCCTCACAGGATGTCTCATCACTAAAGTCAAGGAGGTCTTCCTCAGAAGTATTATCCTCCTCTTCCCCCACTTCACGCTCCTCAATTATACCAGTCTTGAGAAGCCAAGGGATGGTTACCTCATTTAATGTAATGTCCTGTGTAGTCTTAATTCTGCCATGCTTAACCTCTTTAGTAAAGTCTAGCTGAAGAGTTTCACCAGTCTGAATCTCCTCATTAGTGTCTGCGACAAAATACTTTTTCATTTTTTATTATCCTCTTGTTTGTTAATACTGATTGTTGCAATACAGCAATATACTGAACATTAATACTCTTTATACCACTCTATGCCATAGCTATTCTGGGCTATAAGAATGGAGTTAACCTCTTGACATCAGAAAGCATTCTCTGCTTCTGTCTTGCATACCATGAGGGATGTCTTATATGAATGACATGGTTGAACTGTCTGTTGATATATAGTTCAAAGCTTTGAGCTACAGTTCCTATGAGGATATAGACAGTGCCTGTATGGTACTTTGAGAGATTGGTGAGCAAGGACTTGATGAAAAGTCCCCACATTAAAGTGTGGCTTGACTCTCTTCCTATTTCCAAGGAAAGTGCTGGAATTAACAGCAGCACTCCATGTGATTCCCACTTCTCCAAACTTGGGTCAAAGTTAATGGTTCTGTGAGGGAAGGTGTAATTGATTACAGACTCCTTTAGTATTTCTAAGGAAGAAGATAGTTTTTGTATGTTTGGACTATTAACAAAAGTGAGACTCTTGGCTATAGGGATTTTTACTGTGGAAATACCACAGTTTACAGGACGAAGTGTGTTGTAGGGATTCAAACCTATGATTAGTAATCTAAGATTGTCAAAGGGATACAGTGTGAAGGTTTTGAAGATGCCCTTGAGCTTAGGATAAACAATATGATTAGAGGCTGACAGTTTCTTAATAATTTTGTCAGCCTCTAATAAGTCTATCATTTTAGACCAATCACCAAAATATTCTTGTATGGTCATTCATTCTCCTTGATGAACTTTCGTGCTACTTCAAGGAGTTTATCAGAAACAGACTTATAAGTTTGACCTTCCTCCTTATTAGGTTGAATTCGGACACTATATTCAGGGTGTTCTTCAGGATTCATTACACCGTCATAGAGAATGGTCTTGACATACTTAGAGTCAAAGCCATCTTTATCTGTATATGGAATGATATAACCATCATCATTATATTGGGCAACAGCAATAGGCATATAGGCACAAGTGCGGATCTTACCGTACTCAGAGTTAGCCCAAGGCACAGCGCAAACATCCATTGGGTTAACAAGGCATACTAAGCCTGTATTACCAAAGTAATTATAGCGAAGCCATGAAGTACCACCAATATGTACAATTTTGTTATCCTACAGGCTTTTTATCCTGTAGTTCTGCAAGTACTTTAACTCTTCTTGCAGTTCAGCATATATTTTGCTCCCATAAGGAGACGGATACTCGTGGGTGGATTATATTTATTCACCACCTATGCGTTACACTACCCAACAGCCTTACGCAATCTGTTGAGTTAGCTCGGTATTACTATTACTAAAGAAATCAAATATTTTATTAGCTTGATTCATTTTTCTAGTTAAAAAGAAGTTTGCATCTTTGTAAAGCAGTTCTATTACTCTGTATACATCATGCTGTGTATAGCATCCTAAAACATAAAAAGTTTCATTGTTATATAGATGCCAATGGTATTGAGGTAGCCAATTTTGAATATCTGTCAGTATCTGAGAACTTCCATTAGCCCAAACTATACTAATCTTTCTATAAGTGCTATTATCTAGTCTATAGGATTGTATATGACCATCTCCATCAGTATATCCTCTAAGAAAATGCCTTTTCAATTCTTCAGGGATTAGCTGAAAAATATTAGAATCTGTATGAGTTTTATCTATGCAAAACCCTAATTCTTGCAGTCTTTTATACATTATTGGAGATTTCCATCTAATAGAATGCTGTGGTTTTCTTTTGAAATTTTGATTATTTGAAGACTCAACAGGACTATTAGGACAGATATATTTCTGTATCATTTCTATTATTTCTACATCATCTTCCTGCAATCTAATCCCAATTCTACCATCAGATGCTAAATACCCATCAGCATACAAATATCCAAGTAGGTAAGCCTTTACTTCTGAATCAATGTAATTAAAGAAGTCATCATTTGGCCTGTGCCTTCTAAGGTCTGCCTTTTTGCCTCCTCTTTTCCTGATCCAATAGTCCCAAGTACCTCTTGGAATATCATACTTCTTTTTAACTTCAGAGTAGCGCATTTTGTTGTTTACGCACTCTTCTAAATAAATCTTTTCTAATTGCGCTTTTGTGAATTTCATCCTTTACAATCTTTTGTTGTTGTAAAGGTACAGAAATTGCTCCAATAGAGCAACCACCTAATTAATGTCCTAAATATTTCTAAAGTAAATGTTAAATAGCTTCACCGATTTTACCCGTTATTTTCCAAAGGAATTACTTCCTAAGTGGGCTACATGTTAACCCTCTACTACATTCTCTATCATTATTAAGGTCACACTCATCAATAGGGATAGATGTAACATGACCAATACGAATTGTAGTAGTATGGCTGTGACTGTCAGTATAAATAGTAGTCTCAGGAGTTTCTCCTTCTTCTTTTACTTCTACATTCCTATAACCAACGAAGAGGCCAGACTTAGAGATAACCATTCCCCATTTAGACAAGAACCTAAATAGATTTCTTCTTACTTCAGGTCGAGGATTTAAAGAAGTAAGAGTCCAGAAGTTCTTATAGGTATCAATAAGGTGCTGGTCATCCTTTCTCTCTGCTTCAAGAATTCTGTCTGCCAGTTCAGGTGGTAGAGACAATGGGGAAACAGAAGGCCAATACATAGCTCGATTGTTGTCATTATCTATCTTTACTTCAAGAATCTTAGAAGTCTCTGCCTTATCAGCAACCTTAATAAAGAAAGTACGATACTTCTTGAGGATTGCTTCCTCATTATTCCCATCCTCCTCATCAATCTCAGGAATCAATAGGTTAATCAGTTCAAACTCATTCTCTTCTTCCTTGAGTTTCTTAACCTGCTCAAAGATTTCATCAGTACAGTCATTTGTCTGAATAATACGCCCATCTGCCAATATAGCAGTCAGACTGTTTTTACATCTTACAATTCTCATATTGAATTTATTATATAGTTAATGTTAATTTTAATATTCTTATAATACTCATAATCTAGTCTTATCTTCTTAGCCTTCATTAGGAAATACCAAAAAAATTTATCTGAATAACTATAATTACTCAGTTTCCTATTTACTTGAATATACTTCTCTAACTGATGATAGATTGCCATTATCTGACGGTCATATTTCTTTTCTGGAACAACATTAAGTAAGTCATAAGCATCATAATAAGTGTACGAATGTTGATGTGGGTAAATACTACTCCAATTAACCATCTCCTGTGACAACTTTATAATAGATTTAGGTAATGGAATACTGAGTGTACTAATGACCCACTTACTTCTGATGTACTCTAATGCTGCCATTTTCTGAAGAGTACGATTATCCTCAGAATAGAGATTCTCAATAGGAGTTACCCATGAAGGAAACATTCCCTTTTCTGCCAGTTGGTAGTTAGACTGGGACAGACCGATAATAATAAGGTTAGGATAGCCAATAGCTTTGAATGCATTGATGAAAATGTTTTCTAACTGGGCATAGACTATTCTGCAATTTTTGTATTCTCTCTTCAAACGTCTCATCAAGTCATCAGGAGTATCAGATTCTGTAGCACATCCAGACTGTGAAGGATACCAGATGTGATATGGTATCTTAGTATGACTGCGGACATATACTTTCTCCTCTTTGTTATCTTCCTTATATTGAAGATACTCTTCAGAGTGGATAATATCATAGTCCTTGACATGCTGATTGAACCACTGCAAGAACTCTCGGAGGAGTTTTATAATAAGGTGTACATTCTTAGAGTTTGCTAATGTGGTAATACCAAACTGCTCCCTGATGAAATGTTTGATATTATGTTTAGTTAGACGAAGCTTCTTGACTATGATAACAGTTTTAGTGCTAAACTGTTCAAAGAGGAATCCCTTGATATACTTAGAGCTAAAGCCTTGGGCATCAGGAACAGCTACCACTATATTATAACTATCAGTACATGAATCCAGTAAGTCTTCTATTCTGTAGTTAAGAGCATGTCTGCCTTTCTGAATCTCATCTCTATATCCTACATATTTGACTATTACATCTTCATACTTATACCAGAAAAATTGCTTGATTATATCCTTTAAAACCTTAAAATCACAGTCTTCAAAACCCTTATAAAGAGCCTTGTAAGGCAGTTCATCAGGTAATTCTATAGTTACACCATCTAAATACAATTGATTCTTATAATGGTTTTTGATTGCACTGGCAAAAGTTTTGAAGTCTTTGTATTCTTCATTGCAAGAGGTGTCACACAGTTCTGTCAACTCAATGATAGCATTAGTATAAGCATTCCTCAAAGCATTCTTAGTACGTTCAGAATAAAGTAGTCCTTCTCTATTAGGAGTAATATCTACATCACCTATATTCAAACATGGACATACTCTCTTAAAGGTTGCAGCCCAGTTATCATGTATATCATCATTCCAGAGTGAGGTATAATCAACCCTATAGGGAATAGAGCCAATAAGTACCCTTGTACTATCTTCTGAAGACTTGAAAGGATATTCTATGTTTAGAACCTTAAATGACTTGTAACTATAAACCCTACGTTTGTTGAAAGAACTAATTATTGCACCTTGTTCTCCATAAGCATTCTTACGTTCATCTTCTACATAGATATTCTTGATAAAACTCAGAGTTCTCCAATCCTCAGTAACCAATTTCTCCTTGAAAGGAATCTTAACCTCTACACCATTATGCTCATTGGTATCTTTTTCAAACAGCAAGTCAATATGAAGCTGGTCAATATCTTTATTCATCACATAGTAGTATGCCTTGCCGTTGTAGAAGGAGGTAATATTAGCTAAATCACTGACACTCAGGCAGCTAAAGCGACCAATTCCGAAATGTCCTATATAATTATTTGATTGTCTTTTTGTACTACTGCCGATATTAGTATATATCTCTTGGAATCGTTCAGGAGAAATGCCAGTTCCAAAGTCACGAATAGCTATATCTTGGTCTGTGATAGTAATAATAATAGGTTCATCAACTCCAGCTTCCAAGTGGGAGTCAATAGCATTACTAACAGTCTCACGCAGGAAAGACTGCATGGGATGGGAATAGAGATTAGATGACAGAATAGTGACAATATGATTGATATTCTTCTCATCTATACCTACCTTATATTTCTGTACTTCACCTAATACGGCAACTTCACTTTCATCTCTATTGATTATCATTTCTCACGTGAGTTATAAATTAGAAAATAAAGGGGAAAGGACATAGTTTATCCTCTCCCCATGATAAAAGAATTCATATTCAAAGTTTACCCAGCAGAGTATCGAGCTTACCAGAGTCTTTCAAGATGCCAAGGAATACCAAGCAAGCTGCCTCATAAGCATCTTCAGTAGTAGTGGTATCATCATTAGCAGGAGTATTTACTTCCTCTATTTCCTCTACTTCCTCCTCAGTCTCATAGGGGTCAGAATCAACATGAGTGGCATCATAGTTCCAGATAATCTTCTCAAGGTCAGAGTTACCCACCTGAGTGTAGTTCTTACCATAGGTTTTCTTTACTTCTTCCTGAAGATTAAGTTCCTTAATCTTAGCATAAATTTCACTTCTTTCCATAATAGAAAATGTTTTTGTTGTTAATCTTAATAATGTTATACTACTTCTTTCAATTTACCAGAGTTAATTCTGTCTTCCTACTCCTTATTTTCTTCAGTATCAAGGTCACAAGGCTGCTTCTCCTCATTAAAGCCCATTTCAGTCTCCAGAGGATTCTTCTGCTTGAACTCATCAAACTTCTCAGGATTATTGTGGAAAAATGCTACCTGTTCAGAAGTCAGTTCGTAACCACAAGACTTCTTGGTATAGTCCTTAGTAATCTTGTCAAAGGTCTCAATCTGCATATCTGTCATGCCAACCTCTTCATTATATTTCTCAGTAGCCTTGCGAATGGTCTCATCTAACTTCTCCTTGGCTTTATTACGTTTGTTAAGAAGAGGTTTTACTGTGGTATAGTTACGCTTAATAATAGCCATCTGGAACTTATCCAAGCCCAGACAGTTTACTTTCTTTTCTGCCATAATAAAATTGAATTAAATTAATAAAAGTACTTTTCTAATTGTTTGAATTCAGCTTTGTTTTCAAGGGATTTGTAGAAGTCACTAATGTCCTTCTCTCCCTTTAAGTCAGGCACAACTCTGAGAAAACCTGTTTGTTCTGATAGTTTTAAGCTGTCCTGTAGACCCGCTTCATCTGTGTCGAAGCAGATGAACACCTTTTTATATCTTCTTTTTAGTTCATTTGCAGCAGTCTCACTGATAGAATAACCCTCCCCCTGAGGTGCTATGGAAGGTATATGTAATTGACAACTTAGACATAGGGCATCTTTAAGGCTGCTGCATATTACCATCCTGTCACCATATTCAGGCACTTTAGTCCATAGGGAGATAACACTGGAATCCATTTTACTGCACCATTTGAAGCCTCTGGTATTATAGGGTTGATATATCTTTAGGGATAAATTTCCACCTTTGTATTCAGTAAAGCAGTAAGCAAGCTTATCTGTAGTAAAGATGAACTTAGAGGTTTTACCTGTTTCCTTATCCTTTTTAGTGATTATCTTATGAGAGATGGGATAGACACCAGCATGTGCGAGCCAAAGCTTTGTGATGCCATAGGATTGCCAATAGTCCAAGTCATACTGTTTCCAAGGTCTTACAGCTACCTGAATCTTAGTCAGCTCTGATGATTCCTTACGGGTCATCAGTTTGATCTGTTTGGGCTTGATAGTAACATCAGAATCCTTCTCCTTCTTTTGCATGGTCTCCAATATCTTATCAAAGACCTGATAGAAGCTACAGTTCCACTTTTTACAGAGGAGGTCTAGCAAACTACCTTTAGTTTCACTCTCTCCAAAGTCCTTATATCTGATGTGCTTGTCATCATCAAGATAGATGCTGAAGGAAGGGTTATTGTCTGCCCTAAAAGGAGAACTGATTTTACATGGAATACTGGTTATCTCAGGAAATACTGCCGTGAGGATACTGACTTCAGAATATTTCTCAAACAGTTCTGGGATGGAGATGCTGGATGATGTCTTGCCTACTATCATAAGATTATCACTAAAAGGGTTTGAAGAAAAGGGATTAGGAGAGGAAAACATGAACACCCAATTGCTCTTTCCTCTCCATAGTAGCTGCCACTACTTAATCCCAAGGCATACCGCCATTATCTGCTGATGGGGCATCAAATGGCAGGTCACTTGTATCATTGGCAGGCTTATCAAGGTTAGTGGGTTCCACTGTCCACTCCTTAAGCTCACATACCTGGTAGTCAGTGCTAGCATAAGCACCTGCCTGCTTTGCATTGACTAAATCCTTCTCCAGGCGGTTCAAGGCATTAACATTAGCATTGTTAGGAAGCACTAGTTCACCACGGGTGCATACAACCTGATACTGTTTACCCTCATCATTAGTGCGAACACCATAGAGAAGTTTTACCTTATTGTTGGGCTGGAGAGCCAGTGCATCCTTCAATTCCCTGAAGTCTCCCTTGAAATAGTCTTTGATATTCTCCAGACCAAAGACACATTCAGCAGCATTCTCCTTCTTGACCCATGTGCCATTGACATAGTTGAAGGCATCAGCCACACAAAGATATTTCTTAAGGAAAGCTACAAGGTCACACTCACCTACACAGGCCATGCGATATTTTGTGTCAATCTTCTGAGGATTACCATTGGCAGAGACAATGGGCCTGCCAGCCTTTGCATCCTCAACATTAGCCCATGTATAGTTTCCATACTGGTCAAGTACCTGCACCTTTGTCTGGTCTCTGTTATATGCAGGAGTGGCACGCAAAGTAAACATTGCCCTTGACTTCAGCTCAATGCCATTATGGGTGTCAGGGTCAGTCTGGAGTAGGAAAGTGATATGTACCTCCTTGCCATTCTCACCATCCTTCACATACTCAGGTTCTGTCTGAGATTCAAAGCCAAAGAACTCATCAAGCTCCTTCTTAGTAGGCTGCACACCCTTGACAAAAGTACTTCCTACACCTACATAACGCTTGAATTCACTTGATTCCTTGCTCTCCTGTGTCTTACCAATAGCAAGGAAACTCTTACTAAAATTAATTGGTTTCATAACTGTCTATTTGTTGTTTTTTATTGTGATAAAATTCAATTAGTTGTTCTCCCAAGGCATTTGGTTAGAAGTCTCATTACTTGTATCCTGTTCAGCTTCAGCTTCTGTTGCAGTAGCTGTATCTTCAACTCCATCATATCCAGCCTGAAAGTTAGCCTCCTTTTCCTCCATCAGTTTATGATCTACCTCAGCATTAATCTCATCAGTAGAGGGGGTCTCAATAACATATACCTTGTGCTGCTCATCATAGGATACAATGTCAGTAGGAAGATACTTAGTAACCTTGATGGGCTTGCCATCCTTACCGATAGCACCTGTAGGCTCTATAACCTTCTTGACAAGGTCTGAGACATGATAGCCAATAATACTGACAATACCTGCCTCCAGAGAGTCGTTGAGGGCCTGACACTGCTTCATCTCAGCCACAAGGGGCATAATCTTCTTCTTGAGTGTCTCAATCTTACGCATGTTAGGGTCAATCATCTTGGCTGCACTCTTTACCTGCTGGAACTGTGAATAACTGATTTCTTTTTTCATAATGTTTTTGAATTTAAATTAATTAATAAATGTTGTTTATATCTTTAGGCTGCTGAAGTATTAGCAGCCTTGTTTTCTTTAAGGTCAGGGAATATCTCTGACATGTCTACCTTGAGGTTAAAGTCTTCATCAGATTCTGCAACAACAAAGACTTTTTCCCTAAGATGAAGAGGGCGAGAACCCTTGATGTTATTCTCCCCTCCTTTGAAAGATAATATTGTCTTGTTATCTTGGCGAGAAATATAACCAATTGCATCTGCCTCACCACAAATAATATCTCCTGCTTTACCTGCTAAATCTACAACCATTTCTGTTGTTTCCTCGTCTTTCTTGTCTATCTGCTTGTCTTTGACATGACACACAAGAATAAGGGTATCACAAAGAGGTTTAAACATATCCACCATTTCTTTTATGGCTTTTCTCATATATCCCCAACCTGCACCTTTTGGCAATTGTCTCACATCTGCTTTTGGGTCAATAACTTTCTTACCATTTACAAGGAGTATATTACCAATATTATCTTTTTTATAGCCCCATCCAGCACCCATTGAGGTCTGGCGATAAAGGTGATTTGCATATTCTACGGACATTTCTTCCAACCTAGTAGCATTGTCAATAGTAATAAAGCGATAGAATGGTTTATCTCCATTTTCCTTATTCTTCTTTTCAATTGCTGTTTTAATGTTAAAGATGTCAGAGGCACTTCTTGCCTGAACACACATTACATCAAGTGCTCTATAACCATCTTCAAGATCAATGATAAGATTGTTATCTAATGAAGCCATAAGAGTTGACTTACCACACTTTGGCTTACCAAACAAGACCATCAACCTTGGGTTGTAGTCAGTTGCTTTCCTACGTTCTGTAGGCAACACAATGTTACTCATTTTTTACTTCTACTCTTTTAAATTGTTATTGACTGTGCAAAGATAGTCTCCTTAAATGAGAAGATTATCTTGCTTAAATTCTCGATATAAAAATTAAAGAGACTTACTTAGGGTGAGTCAGTTCAAGAGGAGGAATATCATTTTCTGACTCCCACCTTTGGATAAGCTGATAATATCTGTTAAGAGTTGCTGTGTCGGTGGATAAGGGAAGCTCTTTAAAAGTACTGGTAGCACCATCAAAGAACAGTGGACATATATGACCATTGGCTCCATAGTCTCTGTCCTCAAGAACTTCAAGGAATCTGGAATAGTCTTCTAACTTTGAAATATTATAGTTCCTATACTCCTTCTTACCAAACTTATATGGACTATAAAGACCAATGAGACAGTTAAGGTCGCGCACTACTGTTTTACAATCGCCCATGCCATCAGCCGTAGGTTTCATTCTGTCCAGTTTAATATTCTCAATACCTTCCTGAGACTGAGCTTGGTGCTGAATTAGAACTACTATATAATTGAGTTGCTTGCGAAGAGTAATATTATACTTACTCATTTTCTCAATAGTTTCCCTTTGGTCTTTACAGCCTTTTTCTACAGTAAGATTGGCTGCATTATCCAAGATAATAACTCTATACTCATCTTCATCATCCTGAGTATAAGGTTTAATAGGATCTATGACTTTCTTGTCTTCCAATTCTCCAGTAAACTCATTTGGAACCTTTATGGTAGTATAATTCATGTGACCATGCTCCAAGGCATAGTCTCTACACTTTTTATTTACACCAGTTGGGTTCTTGTCAGTATCATTGAAGATGACCATGTTCTCAAAGGCTTGGATATATCTCTGATACCTTTCAGATTCCAGTAACTCAAAGATATGAGGGTCACATGGGCGGTCAACACTTCTAAGCCTTCTGGTATCTATATGGATGTTATCCAGTCTGAATAGTAGGTGACATAAGAACTCATTATATTTTTCCTTTGCAGACATTTCTAATGAGAAATACAGTACCTTAACCTTCAGTTCTGGGTGTTCCATACAATAGAAAAGAGGCTCATAGACAAATAAATAGTCTGCAAGTTTACTCTTACCGATCTTCTGGCTGGCAGTAATACAAATATACTTCCCCTGTTCAAAACCTGGATATATCTTTCTGAATCTCTGAAATGGAAATGGGAGACAGTTATACTTCCCCTCTAATACTCTTTCTCTCCTAAGTTGATTCTCCGCTTGAACTTCTTGGAATCTACTCATTCTTCATTTAGTAATATACCAAGATGCCTTGACTCTTTAACCCACAGCTCCGCATATTTTCTGCAAGCATCCTGAAGGCCTCCATGATAATCCGATAGAGTAATAGTTTTATAGGTTCCCCTATCTTCTGGTATTCCATATATATAACCATAGTAGCAATACATAAACTTTTTACACAAAGTATGCATGAATTTATAGAGTCTAATCTTAGCCCTTGATTCTGCAATTCTCTCCCCCATCTTAGTATCAAAAATATCATTATCTGCACATACAGACTTACCTGAGACTTTTATAATCATCACCAAGTTCTGGTTGTTATAGGTCTCACTAATCTCAACAGAAGGATGCCATATAGCCCAGTCCCAAATCTTACGAGGCACATTGTTAAACCAGAAAGGAGTGATACATGCGCCAGTCAGAGTAACTACTGTAACTTTATCATTGAAAGTTTCCACCTTCTTGAAACCATCTTTAAAACTTACTTTTAGCATAATATTCTAAATTACTTTGGTTGTCCAATCATCATTATTAACTTCCTCCTCCTCACTCTCCTTGTTCTCAAGGAATGTAGCAAGGTCTGAAATCTGCTCAACATGACCTGTGCCGTCCTCAGAAGGCTTGACATCATCTTTGAGGATGAAATATTTGATGAGCCTCATACCAATATAGTTGCCTTGAAAGGAAGCCACATATCTCTTGGTAGCATCAAGAACATCCTCATCAGAGACACTGCCAAAAATAGTAAAGAACTTCTTGAGTTTCTTGACTACCTCAGAATTGTTACACCTATAATAATATGGTGTCATGCGACCATACCTGTCTTTCATCTTACCCTGAGGATAGAGTTCTCTCATCTGTTTGGCAAGTTCAAGAAGTTCCTCATCAGACTTTTCCACCTTGCCTGAAGAATCAGAGAGAATCTCATCAAGTACATCAGACCAGTGCTGGGTGATTTTATAGACATCCCTATCTCTGATAAGAATCTCTCGGTTCTCCATGTTAAGGAGTTCTCCTTGTAGACTTTCAGATGCTCTGATAGCCAATGCAAAGAGAACCTCTACAGGTGTCATTTTATGCTTGGTGCATACTTTTTCATCGATTGTTATTTTCATTTTTACTTTAATTTAATAATCACAGCTCCACTACCAAAGGAGAGTTTGCATTCTTCTCCTCCAGTACACTTGGAAGCCAAGTCATTGACTATTGGCTCCAAGGTGTCATAATACTTAAGAGCCAAGTCTTTTAGTACAAAACTGCTATTACTTGGCTCTTTTCTTGATGTGAGATTAACTACTTTATCATTCTTAAATTCCATACTTATAGCTTTGTTTCAATCTCTTTTAGTAATAATTTCTTCATTTCAAAATTATAAGGAGAAAGAATATCAAGAATTTGTTGGATCATCTTAGGTCTATCCTTATCAAATGCGGCATATAATTTCCTGAGTTCCTTTACTTCAGGACTATTATCAGGTAAACAGTTATAATTCTCAATTCCAGAGTATTTATCTATATCAAGCCATTGATAATGCACATTATAGCCTTTTTCATTCTTATAAACCCTCTCTTCTACACGAATAATTATATCAGTACTAATGGTCCCGTCATAGCATTTATAGAATATTCTATCTCCTGGTTTGTATTTCTTCCGTCTCATATCTCACTAATTGAATGGATTGTTTTAATAAAGTCTTTATTGAATCCCTCAAGCATCTTGGTAAGAATCTCCTGTTCTCTTGTACCCTGGTAGTATGGGAAGATGATTACTGGGTGCTTGTGGCGCATAGATCTTCCGATTCTCTGAGGAATAACCACTTCTGAAGATGAAAGATTGGCAAAGATAGCATACTTACAGTCCACAAGATTGGCATTCTCATTGAGGATATTTACTGCTGTGATATGGTCAATCTTCTTGTTGTTAAAGTCGTCATACACTTTAGTAGCATCCTTGTTCTGAGAATGGATACAATTCTTACCAAGCTGCTCTGTTTGGGCAATAGTCTTACAGAAGGTGATAGTACGCTCCTTGTCAAGATGATGGAGGATAAGTTTTACCCATTGTAACTTACAGTCAGCAAGGAATTCAAGTCTCTTGCCACAGAGGTATAGCCAAGACTGTTTCATGGCCATATTGCCAGACATGGCTTTCTTTTTGTACCACTCAATAAGCTTGTCAAGCTCCATCAGCTTTTGGCGTTGTGTACATTTGAGGATAGCATGGACTTTCTGTCGCTTATAGTTCCAATAGTCCTTATAGCTTCCATAGGCTATGGTACCTTTGGCCTTTGAGTTTAGCTCAATAGTTTCAGACATTCTTGTATTTTCTACCTGGAGGGGGAAGAGCAGGATGGTAGGTTCAGGCAATACTTCACTATCAATAGCTTCAATAATATCGCAAGAGACTATTTGAGAGTGGTAGTTATACTTGAACCACTGCTTGAGTTTCTGAGGTATGGTGGCACTGAGACCAATCATATAGCCATACTTGACAGTTTTCAGTTGCTGCATTCTCATCTCAGAACCAATATGATGCACCTCATCAAGAATAACTATATCCCAATGTTCACCACAATGTTTATGAAGAGACTCATAGCACTCCAAACAGATACTAGGATAGCCTGCCTTGCTGTTAAGACCTCCCCATTTTTGTATTTCATCTAACCAAGTTTGCCTATGTACTCTTTTAGCTATTAATATAAGTACAGAGGGAATGTATCCCTGCTTAAACCAATTAGATGCAAACAAATAGTTAGTGAGGTCTATGGACAACTTGGTTTTTCCAACGCCGGTTGAGAGTTCCATCAACAGGCAGTTGGTCTTTGCTATCTTGTCTACACATTCTTTGTATATCTGCTCTCGTGTCATAATTTAAACTTTTTCTGGTGAATATACGCACTTATAGTTTCTTATATCTCCATCGTTCCACCAAGCATCTCCCCACTGGTTGTGATGGTCAGGGAGTTTATAAGGAATGTCTGCTTCAAATTCAAAAATTACAGATCTTCCTGTTTTTATTGCCCATGCCATAGCAGCAATAAGAGTAGTAAATCCTCTAACTGGTGAAAGAATACATCCTGTCTGTCTATATTTCTTTGCCTTTTTAGGAGTTGTTACATGATATAATTTCATACTCAAGAATACCAGACTTCTGGTGGTAAGTTAATGTTAAACTGCTGCATAGTAATTTTCTTCACTTGAGAGATATGAATCAGCCTCATTTTCCAGTATATACTGCCTTGCGTCCTCTTCTGTCATTTCATCAAGAAGAGTTTTGTTAATAAGCTGATTAAGCTCATAGATACACTCTGAGATGGCATTTCTATAATCAAAAGACTGAGCAGGATTGTTCATCCTCTCAGTCCATTTGTTAGCAAGTTGCTGTAAGTCGCTAATATAAATCATAAGCCACGGATAACATTAAGTAATCTGCGCCAGATGGATGGAGTTGACTCAACGCCCATGCCATTTTTTCTGTTTTTTGATACATGCTTAGCAGAGGCTGTAAAGAAGCAAAGAGCCTCAGGCTTCTTAGAGAGTACTGAATACCAGTGTGCCTGTACTCCTGTGGGAGTTCTTGGTGTACCAGCTTCAGTAAGATGTTCTGACACCATCATAAAACCCTTGTGGAGGTTGTGAGGATAATTTCTTACATAGCGCAATAATACTTCATCTTCTTCAGCACTCCACTTTCTAGATATTCTTTCTGTCATAATTTGATGTTATTTAAATGATTAATATTGTTTTGGACTAGAACCCAAAATACTCTTTTACTCTATACACTTGAGCCTCCCTACCATAGAAGTCAGCAGTTGATAGCCTTTTCTTTTTATGGTACAGCTTACCTCTAAGCTTGTTGTCATACTCATATATCTTGAGCATGTAGTCTTGTTTGTTGTATATATCTATTAGTCTATGCATAATCGATGTAAAAGGCCTCCTACCATCTTTCCCAGACGATAGGAGGCAAAAAAACTGAAAAACCTACGAGAATGGTTTCTTTAATACAAAAAACCTAAAACAACGTAAATAGAACCTCTGTTCTATCATCACTCTAAAAACAATCTATTAACATAAAAACAAACTACTAATACACTTGTACTCCCAGAGTGAATCGAACACTCATCTACAGTTTAGGAAACTGTGGCTACTATCCATTGAGCTATGGGAGCTTTTTATACTGCAAAGGTACTATCTTTCAATATAATACCTTCACAGCTAAAGATGATACTAAGGATTAATAACTTGCTTTCCTTATTTTTTTTTCTTTTGCCTAAGGAGAAGTGGTTTACCTGTCTGCTATACCAAATTCTCTAAACAATACCTTATGGCTGCTTCTTGGGCATCTTCATAAGTCCAATCAAAGTATGTATATCTTCTTCTTACATACTTACATTCACTGTCAAGAATTGTATAGTTATAATGATATTTCCCATTTAGGTCTATAGACGTATTGATTTCCACAAATACCTTATGTATCTCTCTTAGCCATTTACATATTACATCGAGGGTATATGCTTTGTACCAAGAGCCACCTTTTTCAAATCTCATAATGTGTGAAGCATCAATGCCTTTCTTTTCAAGAAGGAGGCAGAGGTCTTTTGTACAATATGTTTGTCTGATTGTCATAACTACTCTCCTTTCTGTGTTTTAAGTTGATTTAGACATTGATTCATTCCGTGCATATAAGCATAATAGATTAATTGTCCTTCTTTTGAATCTATGTCAATATTATATCTTTTGAATGTATAATCAATATACTTTTGAGCAAGACTTTCTTTGATACTATCTTCTAAGTCTACCTCTTTAACTTCAAGGGTGTCAAGGAAAGACTTTAATTTAGATAGAGCATTGTACTCTCCCTGTGCCTCTGCCGAATAGTAATTCATGTGTTCATCCATTGTGCAGAGTTGTAGTTTCTTTATCTCAGCCACTACAGCGGCTTTGTCTATGTATTGTGCCATAACTAACCTTTTAATATTTTTAATAACTCTTCTGCTCTTTTCTTATCACCAAATCCTTTGATGTCAACCCATTTGTCGATAAAGAAACCTTCTTTAAGTTTCTGTACGAAGTAGCAATCGTAAGGAATACAACCACCGTTGGTATAACATGGGTATCTGTGTTCAATTCTGTACTTTGCCATAACTAATAACCTTTATACCAACAACTTTGACTTCTACACTCTATTAATATTTGTGCTCGTTCTTTTGAATTTATTGGAGCACTCATACATTTTTCACAAAGTTTACTTTGCTTTTCATCCATAACATTACTCTTCTTCAACATATTTTTCAAGACTACCAAGAAACTCTTGTAGAGAACACTCTGCTTTAACCATTTCCCATAGGAATTTCCTTGAGATTGTCAATAAGGAACTCCTCAACTTTCCAGATGCTAATATTTTTGTCTGTCATACCCTACTCTCCTTTCATATAGTTTTTGAAGTCCTCAATAAGTTCATCAATGTGATAAGAATCTCCAAAGTTAAAATTTCGAATGATATAACCACTAAGTAATTTGTCAATACCAATGCAAGCCTTTTCAATAAAGGCATCAGTGCGGGTGTATTCAATACTGTTTTCATCTTTAGTACGATACCAAAAGTCATGATTTGGATTATCGACATAAATCTTTTCTGGTGCTTTGTTTGCTTTCATAACTTTATTCGTATTTATTCCAATCTTTTCGATAAAAGCCTATAACAACAGACCATTTCCACCATGATAGAGAAATCTCCCAATAATACCAATACTTGTGTCGATATTCTATGGAAGGAGTTATATACATCCATCCATAATCAACTGTTGCTAAATAATACTCCATTTTCATAACTTATTCATCCCTTAGTTTCTTTAATTCTTCTTCCAGCCTATTCAGTTCGCTATTAATAGTACCAAGGTCAAAGCCTTTTGCGGATAATATGTCGGCATATACTTCCTTGCAAACTTTAATCTGCTCTTCACTCGGCTTCAAAGTGTATCTGTCTTTGAAGGATTTGAGCCAATATTCTAATTGGTCTGCCGAATGTTCTATACCTCCGTTATTGACAGAGTATCTAAGATGCCAAATTATACTATTAAGCGTCCTCTCATCATCTTCATTCCACTTAGCAGATTTTTGCTCAATCTTTTTCAACTCTTTTTTTTCAAAATCAAATGTATATCCTGCATCAGCCATTGCTTTCATCAGAGTATCACGCTGTTCTTTGGTGGCTGGAGTAATTTTTGAACACGTCAAATTCATAGGTAAAGGACAGAAAGCATCGCTTTCACCACTATTTGCGTCATAGTCACAATATGACATCACTGAACCATCTGATAGTAAGTCTTTGAATATAAAAATAGTAGTTCCATCACTAAGCGCATCACCATTATTTGCATCTTGGATAGTCCAAGGGTGAAACATATATTCTTTATAAAAGCCGATTGAATAACGTTTATCTTTATTGTCAACAATTTCATACCAAGATTTGCATACTTTGATAACTTTATAGACTACAGTATTTTCTTGTACAATCCAATCACCAGCCTTGAACTTTGGCTTAATTTTATCTACAGGCTTCTGTTCATCAAAACATTTTACAACGGCAATATCCATAGATTCTTGTTGAGTTAGGCTATCTATTAATTTCTGCTCACCTTGCTTTTCAAGCCAAGCAATCCATTTATCAACATCTGGCATACTTTCACTACAATACTTACCAAGATATTCTAGATGTTCAATAATTGATTTCCTTATCTTCTCATCATCACTATTCTCACTCTCTTTTAGTTCGGAATGTGTTGTAACTTGGAAGTATGGGTAAGGCTTACATAATATATCCATAGCAATCCTGTAATTCTGCTTTTTTATAGCATCCTTTACGTCTTCAAGCCTATTGATTAGCTCTGTATAGACTTTGTAATTTTGGGCTTTTTGCTCCATAATAAGTTCTTTCATAATTTAATCAATAAATTTACCACCAATATATTCTAATTCTCTTAAAAGAGCATTATACTGCTCGTCAGATAATTTATATCCAATAGGCTCAGTATCTCTATTAGTCCAAACATAGTAAGAACTATGCTCACCTGATATTGCACTAATATTATGTATAGGAATTATAGTTCCATTTTCTGATATAACACATTTAATTTTTTCCATAATCACAACAAATTAAGTTTATGTAACTTTAATATAAGTTCGTAGCAAGCATCAATTAGATTGCCTTTAAGTGAGCCTATTTTAATTCCATCATTCAAATCATGGTAAGCCACGCTGTTCTTTGAAAACTCTAACTGACTATACTCATCTGTATTCTCATATATTGAATCTGGCAAAACACTAAGCAATGCTGCAAGACTCCAACAAGGAATACTATCAATATTAGAGCTAAAAAAGGGCTGTATTCTATATTTATATCCATAATCATCACCAATAACAACAGTTTCATATTTTTGATACATCATATCCGCACTTTCAAGTGGCAATATCTCTGCCAACTTCTTTGACTGTTGCAAGTCTGTAAATGATTTAATTGTTGCCATAGTTATTTCTCCTTTAATTGTTTAACCAACTTTTCCAATTCTTTCTGCCTGCGCTCCTTACAGAAGCGACAGTTGCCTTTGTGTATCATTGTACCTTGTTGTTTCCAATGACTTTGCATTACAATATATTCACAACCTTGATATTCAATAGTTTCAAGTCTATAATCTCCAACAAGCTTTATTTGCTTATCGTGGTAAGCCTTTACTTGATAGCATCCTATCATCATTAAGGATGCAAGTGTTAATAGGGTTAAAAGTAATTTACGTTTCATATTTTCTTTGTTTTATCTTCTATTTCTTCTTTAACAAAGTCAATGTACTCAACTTTTATTACGTCAGCATCAACATCTTCCTGCAACAATTTATGTAACTTTGCTGGAGAGAATGCAGATTTCCATCTGAGAGGACAGAACACGGTATAATTAGCACCTTTTTCTGTAAGGTCATCAAGTCTGTATGGAAAACCATAAGTTGATATGAAGCCACTTGTTTCCATTTTGAACTTTTTCAGTTCCTCTGGATTATTAATGTTTATTCTTCTCATTTTCAGTGTAGGCTTTATATCTGCCATCAACAAAGCATCTGCGTGTCTGTTGATAGCCTTTACAGTGCTATAATTGTAAGAGTTATCAAATATTCTTCCATAATTATGTGTTAATGGGATAATCTTTCTTATATTAGTTATCTTTAATATTTATTATGTTGAGAATAAATTAATTAGGTCTTCGGTAGTATATTCTCTATTATCAGGCTCTTTGAACTTCTTTGGTAAGATAAGTTCCTGCTGAATGGGAGTTGTAGAGGGTAGAGGTGATGAATACTTCTGGCTATAGGAATCAAAGAAACCTCTCAGTACATCAAAGAGGTCTGTATTCCAATTGACATGATTCTCCTTGGTGTACTGAACAAGGTCCCTGTATCTAATCATAGCAAGTCGACTATTCCTTTATTACCATCACCACATATAGTAGCAAGAAGAGCTATAGCAAATACCAATCCTGCAATAAGGATAAGTAGATTCTCCATGAGGTTATGGAATAGATTTTTATAGAAACTATTTATTCTCATAATACTTATTATAGTTTTCATATTGGACATTACCTTTGCAGAAAAAACATCTTGCAATTAATTGAGACTTATGTCTGACAGGCAGATTGAAGGGGTTAGTGATACTGACTTGCTCCCTAATCTGGGAAGATACTATCTTCCTTATTGCAGGGTTGAGTTCATTGTGGAATGCAAGAAATGACTTTCCCTGCTCACTCAGGTCATTATAGATGTCCCGAACTGCTAAATCTTTTGGTGTCATAATAACATTATATTAAAGGGTTTATAATAAAATGAGTTGTATGCTATGGATTATTTAAAGAGTTATAAAAATGGAGGGAGAAGAAGGCATTATTACCTTCCACTCCCCCATATAACAAACCCTTTAAATAACATGAAAATGTTGTGTTCCCTGTGGGACTCGAACCCACAACCTACGGCTTCCTGCCACTCTATGTTACCATAGCCAAACACTTTAGAATTCTTGCACTATTACCTCTATAGTCTTATGCTGCTCTTAGAGAGGTTGCCTAAAGACTTGTGTTTGTTGTGGTCTGGACTGTTTCTTTACCATATTGAAATTCTTGCAAGTCTCATTCCGATTAAATGGCTGCCCATTTACTGTTTTTACAATCTTATGGACACGTATATGAGGTATAATTCCAACTTAGGTATCTCCCGTTCAGTCTCTACACGATTGATGAGGTTAACTTGTTATCCCAATCTTGACATGCATTTGAAGGCATAATCACTCATTTTCGCTCGGTATAGTCCTTACACATTATTGGTTAGTGTGTATTACTTGCTTTTCTCATCCTTATAAGCCCACGAAGTCAGTTTAGGACTACTTAATGTTTTTCTACTATACTTTTCTTTGCAAGTAAAGGATTTACACCGAATTTAGGAGATTCTACATAGGGATTTCTCGCCTATGCATCCAATTTACATAGAAGGCCGTTGCTCTATCCAATTGAGCTAAGGGAACAGGTTGGAGAGATTTAATATGGACTATATTGGTTGTCCTGCATTCAGACTATAACACATTTGGTACTCTCCCTATAGTCTAATAGTTTGGAGGAGCCACTTTATTCTCATTATTTATGGCATTGAAAAGAAAACATTTCTTGTGTGACTCCTCCTTGATGTCTTACGAAGAGACTTTTTATCTCAAATTAATTGAATCTGTTTTCTTATCATAGATGATTTTGGTGACAGGAACCTTATTGTTTGCAAAGGTTAGTTCTACATCCGGGTAGGCTTCGATATAAGCGTATAAGATTGTTGCTACTTCTCTAGCTTTCATAATTCTATTTATTTTAGTTTACACATTACTCTCTAACCTGTTTATTACTTCTTTTTCATTCTCATCAAGAATACCTATATAAGGATAGTCAAAGTAAGGCTGCTTATGATATGCAGTCTGTGCCATTCTGTAGCCTTGGGATATTGTCATAGTCACCATGCTTTCATACTTACATCTTTATCCATTGTATGTATGAAATCTCCAATGTCTTTTATATCACAAGCATCGGAGAAATTAATATAGACATTATCACATCCCATACAATCCCCAGCGGGACTATAAGAACAAAACTCAGATAGTTCCTTGTATTTATCATCTTTAATTAGAGAAACAACTAGTTCTAATCTGTCTGTTACAACTTGTTTCAGTGCTTCTTTGTATCTGGAAGAAACGATTGATACTGCTTTATTTTCTTCAATTCCTGCTTCTTCTAATGTGTCCATTAGAGCTTCTCTAAATTCTTTATCAAATATTTTATTCATGTTATGTTTGTTTAAAGGGTTATTGTATTGATTATTTGTTTATTGGTTTTGCTAAATAAAAAGACTATAATGCCTAAAGTAATTAGCAATAGCCTATTGTAAATAAAATGCCTATGGATTCTAACATATTTAGGTAAAATTAAAATAAGATTTGTACTGTTGAGATTCTTAAAAGGAGAAAAATAACAGGGTTAAATAGGTAAAGTAAAGCCCAAAATGGTAGAAGTAGGAAAGCAAAAAGTATAATATTCTATGTTTAATGCAATATGTAGAATAGTTTTCCAGAAAATAGAGGAATTGTGGGAAGAGGGTATATGTCCTCCCTCCTATCCATACTTCTATATTCTAAACTATAAAACATAAAATAGCACTTCAACTGTTAATTATTAACATTTAAGTTCTTTGCATTTTAACACTCCAACCTTCTTGCTTTGTATCTTAACGGGGCTAAGTACTGTGTCCCAAGGGCAAAAAAATAAAAATAAACAGGGAAGTATGCACTATAGACCCTGAGGTAAGTCGCAAGGTACGAGTGAAAAAAATATAAAGGAAGGTGGACAAAGCCACCTTCCCTTGTACTTGTCTTAGCCTCTCTTGGCCAAGTACTCTTCCTTTTCTTCTTCAGACTCCCACACGTCATACCTCACAATACTGGGTTGTCCTGCCTTCTTCAGCTCCTGGCCATAGATGAGGTCAATCTTAACCTTGTCACCTTCATCATAGCCGTTCTGGATGGCCTTACCAGCCTTCAACTCAATGCTGGAACCATTCTTGAAGGGTACAGTGATGCGCAGACTGGTAGAGCCATCAGAGAACTCTGCGGCTGTAATTTCCGCTTCATCCCCTTTTACATCATCGAGGTTGAACATACCAGTGGCATCACAGATCTCCTTCAATGTGAAGGCATCACCCGTGGGAACCCACTCTGACTTGTTAAACACTGAGTTACTTGCTACTGCCAGGAAACTTTTGCTAATAGTTGCCATAATACTTAAACTTTAAACTGTTAATAAATAATGTGAACTGTGACAGGGTATCTAAGCCAAGGACTCAAATAACTCCTGCAAAAAAGGTAAGACGTGATATTTTGTTAAAAACAAAAACAAGTATATGTCTAGACTTTAACTAAAGAAAGAAATATAAAAGAAAGAAAGGTATAAATAAGTCGCTATAAAAATGAATAAAAATAAAAAAGGGAAATCTAACCATAAGGCCAGACTTCCCTTTTTTCAGTTAATAATTACCTTCACACTTATGTATGAATCCCATCCATTCATTCTCTTCCCAATTAGCTTTATATCTTCTTGCTTCTTCAAATTTCTGTTATTTAAAAGGTCATTAAATAGCCCTGTCTGTCACACAGGGTTGTTATTACTTCATGCTACAATTTCACCAGTGGCATAACCATGAGACTTGTCTAGACACTTCTCAATGCAGAAGGTCAGGGTATCAAGCTGAATCTCATCACCCTCCTCAAAGTCATTCTCATAGGACAGGTCATATTCTACCATAGAGCCTCCCTTCAACTGGATGGCCATCTTAGTGAAGATGCCTCCATCCTTTCTCTCCTTAGCAATGACTACAGGGTTGCCCTCTACATATTTGAAAGCAGGGTCAATCAGTTCTGCATACTCACTGAGAGTCATTGTACATGTCTCATCAGTCTTCCACTCACGCTTTACATACTGGGCCTTAACAAAGACCTCCTTCATGGCTGCTATAGCCTTTACATCAAACTTTGCCATAATTTTAATTGTTTTTAATTTGTAGTTATTTAATTGTCCAACATTTATTTCCATAAGCCAGCCTGTATGTAACAGCCTGCTTGTAAGTGGGGAACCTCCTCATGAAGTTCCCCAGAGAGTCAAATACTTTATACATCACATTCCTGATTGTTCTTCAGCCAAAGTAACCTGATGGTCTAAATATGCTTCAAGCATATCATCATAGTCAGGGAGAATACAGTAGTCAACCAGTATCTTCTGTGAAGAACCAGTAGTCTTAACCTCATGTGAATGATACCTGATGGCATAATACCAATCATTCTCTTCATCATTAGTAGGCACAAAGTCATCATCAATCACCTTGTCTATCTGTATCCACTCAGTGTAATAGAATAGCCTGTTCTGGGCATAGCAGAGATACTTTTCATCCCAATGCTTACTGTCCTCTACTTCTTCAAAGTTACATGTGCCAAGGCAGTCAATCACAACTGCTGTCACCTCAACCCCATTGGGAGCTATGAAGGTGAAGATTTCATTTTTCTTCATAATGCTTGTTATTTAAAGGGTTAGAAAGGGAGCAGGAGTTTCCTACTCCCCTAATAGTTTATTGAATTATCTTAGCATTGTCAGACATCAGTTCTCTCCAGTGCTTTGCAGCCTTATTCAAGTCACCTTGATGCCAGAGGTTATCACACTCTACAACAGTGCCATCATTAAACTTAATCTTGTATGTGCGGCCATACATTCCTCTTATACCCTCAGTATGAGGGTGAAGGGTATAATGGCTACCATCAATGATTGCCCAGCCATACTTACCTCTTGTAGTATGGTCAAGCTCATGTTGTTCTCTCCAGTGATTACACTCAAAGCACATTTGATGCTTCACCAATGCTTCACCACAGTCCTTGACCCACTCATTAGGGTCTTCCTCCTTGCCACAAATGCAGCAGTTAAATTTCTTCAGTTCCATATTATTTTGTATTTAAAGGGTTATTGTGCAGCTCACTTTGTGTAAGGTGGAGCTGCTTTACCTTGATAGGTTACAGGTTAGTATTCATCTGTTAAAGTGATTGAATCACAGGGGTTACTAAGGAAGTGATTGTGTACTTTGTCAGCATCAAAACCATGAATACATACTGCTGACATTAGTTCCTCATAGGAGCACTCCTGCTCATAATCACAGTCCACAAGTTTCTCTACTGCTGTGTCTATTTTAGCCCAGCAATAGGCAAATTCATTCTCACTTACCTGCTGAATGTTCAGCTCTTCTCTGAAATCTGTTACCATAATAATTGTTATTTAAAGAGTTTTCTGCCTTATGGCATTGTTCCCCACATCAATGTCAGTTTGCTAGCCTGAATCTTACAGGAATGTGGGGATTGTAATTACTTGTCAATTCTGAAGTTCCAGTGAGTGTTATACTCCTCAATAGTCAGCTTCATAGGCTTGCCAAACACCATGACAATCTTGAAGTTCTCTTCCTCAGCGGGTTTCTTAGAGACACCTGTTAGTTCATAACCTGCATCAATTAGCTTCTGAAGCTTCTTAATACCCATTTCACACTTGTTCTTTCCACTTTGGTAGGAAGCACCTGAAGGAGTGGTGTGTGACACCAGTCCATTCATCCTAGTTCTCTGTCTCATTGTCTACTGTAATCAGTTATTAATTTATCATATCTTCCAAAGCTTGTAATGCCACTGATAACATTACACTTGGCATAAGAGAGTACATAGTCTGTGAAGAACTCAATTGAGCTCATCCTAACTACATTCTTACAGAATAGCAGTTCATCACTTGGATCAGTATAAATCTTCTGACACTCAATAGCATCCTTCTGGAATAATTCCCATGCTTTTGGCACAGAAGTTTCCAGTAAATCTCTGTCAATAGCCCATACCATGAGGGCAAGTAAATTCATTTTGTTCATTCTCACCAGTTTTGAGGTCCGACATACATAACAGTTCCTCCTATGTAGAGGAACTCTCCACTATTCCAGGCAATTAGAGACTGATAGTCACTGACCACTATAGTAGATGCTATCTTATTAGTATCCCAAAGGGCAATAGAAAGAAGAGTATCCTCTTCATCATCACACTCACCAACACAGTCTAGTTCCAGAGCCTGCTGGTTCCTGACCATCTGATTGATTGTTTCACACACTTCCATGACTGGCTTGTTCTGCCAGTTCATCTTCTTTGCTATCGTGCTGATAGCTTTGAACTCACTTTTGTTCATTGTTGTTGAATTTAAAGGGTTGATAATGTTGTAGGCACTGAGGTATCCTACTTGGTGTCAGTTGCTGAGTAGCTGTAATTCTTGCTATATATAACAGCAGAAATTTGCTAGTCAGCAAAGACCCAGGGGGGGGGATGAACCCCAACTGTCAAGGACAGGGGGAGGTGTGATATGTTATCCTCCGTCTTTACACATACCAAAATTTTTTAACACTTTTCCTCTACTTTCTATAAATATTACTACTCTCAACTCCCCTTACCACTCTCCTTATGTTTTCCTGATAATAGAAGAATGTATATATCTTTGCCAGAAAAATGGGAAGAATAGAGATACACAACAGGGAAGTAATGGCAAGTGCCCAGTATAGAGCTAACCAAATGGACACATGGCCATCACCTCTGGAGGAAAAGATGAAGGAGCTCCTCGATGAGAACTATATAGAATATGAGTCTCAGAAGATATTCTACATCTATGCTGATGATGGTTGGATAATAAGGTACTACATAGCAGACTTCTTCATACCACACGCTAATATAATAATAGAGGTGGATGGTAAGTTCCATGATGACCATAAGCAACATGACAAGAGAAGGACTATGGAGATACAAGAGCAGTATCCAGAAGTAGAGATTCTGAGGTACAAGTGGAAAGATTTGAATGATATGGACAAAATGGATGACTTATTATGTAGGATACAATAGGTAGTTTAATAAAGGTCTAAGGTCTTTATTTATAGGTGTTTAAGCAGATTTGCAGGTAATATGTTGGCAGTAAGAATTATTCTTTGTACCTTTGCAGCGACAAAAAGATGTTTAACTAATACCTATAGTAATGAGGGGATTGAAGGCATACATCAGGAAACATGGCAGACATTTTACTGAGAAACTTGCCATGACTGTTACCAAAGGCAAATGGGGTTCTTCTGAGATAATGGAGAAAGCAGAGTCTATGGTTTACTATAATGTCACTGGCTCTACTATTGGGGATATAGTTTTTCTGGCTAACTATGCAAAGGATACAGGTAAGTCTTTTTACAAAACCAAACATAATTGTGTCAGGTTTGCCCTATGTATTGTCGAGGAATATGCCCTCAGGGATGGTGCTGTGTTCAAAAAGTGGTTAGGGGATAATAAAGACTTTGACCTTATGCAATATATATAAAGGAGGGAGACTTCACAGCTTCCCTCCTCTTGTTTAGCAAAAACACATTACTAACCTAAAACAATCGCATGAAAAAAGAAACTTACTCTATATATTTCAATATACCTTCCACATGAAGCCTTGCTATCTTGTGCCTGCCCTCGTCTGAAAGCAGAAAATTCACGTCAGCCTTGTTATCCTGGAACAGATTCTCAGTCAGCACAGCAGGACACTTGGTGTTATTCAATACATATAGATTCTGAGGCCAGTACTTCTGGATAGCTGTTGGCTGTCTTATCTTCAAGCCATTCTGCTTAGCAGCGTCAAATAGACAGTTTGCCAGTTTCTTACTACTATCAGAAGCTTTATCACTGACACACACCTGCCAGCCATGAGCATCATGCCATTTGCCGTCAGTACCTACGGCATTCACATGAATAGAGATATACAGGGCATTCTTTGCCCCTTTCTGCCTACATACCTCATTGACATAGTTGATCCTCATGGCCAGCTCATTGCTTCTTTCCTGCTTGACTATAGATGACTGCATGGTCTTTGGTAAGTCCAGAGGCTCATAGTCAATCTCTACCTTACAGCCGTATGTTCTCAACTTAACAGCAACCTCCTTGCATATCTCCCTGCTATAAACACATTCCTTCAGCCTCTTGTCTGGGGACTCCTTTCCTGGCTCCCTCATCCTATGGGCAGTACCCAATATGATTATGGTGTCTTGTTTACTCATAGCCTATATATCTTTAATGTCTATAGGGTCAATGGATTTACCCTGTTGCTGTGGTATAGGTGCAAGCTTTACTCCAAGGAATTGTATCATCTGATTTCTCAGAGTATCTACCTGCTGACGGAGAAACTCATTTTCTTTCTGAAGATTATTGATTTTATTCTCCATCATCTTCCTTTGAGCCTCAAGAGTTTCCTCCATCATCTTCTTGTAAACATCAAATGACTTTTCCATGTTTTCTATCTGCTGAGAATCTACCTCAGTGTTGTACTTCCTTCTTGTGAGGATAAATGTGACTATGCTGGATACTGTCGTGCAGAACAGTCCTACCAGTGTGATTACAATTTCTGATGCCATATTACTTGATTTTTAAATGTTCTAACAGATACTCTAACAGGTATGCTGGATATATAAGCCATGACAAGGCACTTAGTATGGTGATATAGTCCTCATTCTCTTCTATCAGGATGTGGTCTTTAAACCATTTACCAAGTTGCCATCTGGCTACAAGCACTCCTATTAGGTATATTATCAATACTTCTTTCATTGTATTTCTTCTTTGGTGCAAAGGTAGTTAATAGTGTTTATATATAATAGGTACTAAGTACTATCCTAATCCATTCTGTAAACATGGGTTAATTCTTCTCTAATGATTTGGTTATTGGATAGAATTTACTTACCTTTGCAGTCAAAACAGTGCTGTATGGAATAC